TTTACTTCTCTTAACACTACTTTTACTTCTCTTAACACTACTTTTACTTCTCTTAACACTACCTTTGCCTTTTATACCAGTCCTTTTATTAATCACCATTATTTTTAAGTAATACTTAATATAATATAAGAAATTTAATATAAAAGTTATTTAGTTTTAATTAAATCTAATAATTAAAATTGAATATAAATATTTTTTAGTTAATTATTCTATTAGTATTTATTATGGAATTACAAATAACTGAAATCGATAACAATATAAATAATGAATTTAAAAATAGTAAATTAAACAAAGAAATAAATAGTAATAAAAAAATAAATAAAAAATCTGATACAGATCAAACAAATAATAATACAGATAAAATTACTAAGAAACAATTAACTATAACAAAAAAACAAAACAATAAGAAAAAGAATGTTTCTGATAAAAACATAGAAAAAGTATGTCAATATCAAAAAATGGAACTTAGAGAACATATTGAAAAGTTACCAGATGCATATGTCGGAAGTATGACTCATGATAACATTACTAGATATGTTGTTAATAATAAGAATAGTGATATTGATGATGATCTTGAGTTTAAAATAGAAGAAAACACAGTTGAATCTAAAATGAGAAAAGAGACTAAAGGTTTTGAAGAAATAACATTTAAAACAGTTCCAGCACTTTTATCTATTATTGAAGAAATTATAATTAATGCTTTTGATAATTATAATAGAGTTAAGCAACGTAAAAAGAAAGGTAATAAACATTTACAGGAAGTTACATATATAAAAATAAACTTCAATAGAAAGGAAGGTATTATTAGTATAGAAAATGACGGAGAGGGAATCGAAATTGCTAAACATCCAAAAGAAAAAATCTGGATACCTGATTTAATATTTGGTCATTTATTAACATCTGGAAATTATAATTTAAAAGAGGAAAAAATAACAGGTGGTAAGAATGGTTATGGTGCTAAACTTACCAATATATTTAGTAGTTTATTTATTGTAGAAACAGTAGATTCAAATAACCAACTATACTATAAGCAGGTTTATGAAAATAATATGCGATTAAAACATGAACCTGAAATATCAAAAAGTTTAAATAAATCATATACACGAATTACATTCAAACCAGATCTTAGAAAATTCAATTTACCGTGTATGTCACTTGAACTTTATTCGTATATCGAAAAAAGAGCATATGACTTGTATGTATGTTCTAAGGGAAATGTTAATATTTATTTTAATGATGAATTATTACCAGTAAAATCATTTGATGATTACATAAGAATGTATTTATATAAACACGAAGAAACAAAATATGTAAGCTATAAAGTTAATGATAGATGGGAAATTGCCGCTTGTTTATCACCAGAATATACATTTAAACAAGTATCACATGTTAACGGTATTAATACATCAAGAGGTGGAAAACACGTTGATTATGTAGTCAAACAAATTTGTAAAAAGTTAGTAGAGGTTATAAAAAAAAAAAGAAAAATAACAGTTAAAGAATCATTTATAAGAGATAATTTAATGGTGTTTGTAAATTCTACTATTGTAAATCCAAGTTTTGATAGTCAAACAAAGGAAACGTTAACAACTAATCTCAAGGATTTCGGTAGCGAATGCCATGTAAATGATTCATTTATTAATTTGTTATCAGATACTGGTATTATGGATAGAGCAATTACATTGAATACGTTTAGAGAGGCTCAATTAGTGAAAAAAACAGAGAATAAGAAAAACCAAAAGAATATAAATATTGATAAGCTGGAAGATGCTAAATATGCTGGTAGTAGAAGAGGATCTGAATGCACCTTAATATTGACAGAGGGGGATTCGGCTAAAGCAATGGCAGTGTCCGGTCTATCTGTTATTCCTGAAGGTAGATGTTTTTATGGAGTTTATCCATTAAAAGGTAAAATGTTAAATACAAGAGACAAATCTGATCTTGAAATTTCAAAAAATAAAGAAATTGCAGATATAAAAAAAATTATTGGTCTTGAAACAAACAAAATATATACATCTGTAGATCAATTAAGATATGGAAAGATTATGATTATGACAGATCAAGATGATGATGGCACTCATATAAAAGGATTAATACTAAACTTTCTAACAAAATGGTCATCTTTAATTAAAATTGATGGATTTGTCACTAGTCTGCTTACACCTATTTTAAAAATATGGAAGGGAAATAAAAAGCAAAATAGTATCAGCTTTTATAATATGCATGATTTTAATAAATGGATATCAGAAAATGGTAGTCTAGCCGGATATAATATTAAATATTATAAAGGATTGGGCACCAGTACACCCCAGGAAGGTAAAGAATACTTTAAAAATTTTAATATAAAGCATTATAAATGGGATAAAAATGCAGATGATAATATTGATAAAGCATTTAATAAAGAAAGATCAGACGATAGAAAAAATTGGCTGAAATATTATAATAAACACACTGCTTTAGACTCCAGTGAAAAAGTAATAAAACTAAGTGACTTTATTAATAATGAATTAATTATTTTTAGTAATACTGATAATGCGAGAAGCATTCCAAATTTAATGGATGGATTAAAAATAAGTCAAAGAAAAATTTTATGGTGTAGTTTTAAAAGAAAATTAACTAAGGAAATTAGAGTAGCTCAATTAGGAGGATATGTTAGTGAAAATGGTTCTTATCATCATGGAGAAGTTAGTCTATATGGAACAATAGTTAATATGGCTCAAAATTATGTAGGTAGTAATAATATAAATCTATTAGTTCCAGAGGGTCAATTTGGTACAAGACTTAAAGGCGGAAAAGACTCAGCTCAATCAAGATATATACATACATACCTATCAAACATATCATATAAATTATTTAATAAGTTGGATAATAGTTTATATGAATATACAATGGATGATGGTAAACATATTGAACCAGAATTTTATACTCCTATACTTCCAATGATTTTGGTTAATGGCAGTGAAGGTATTGGTACCGGATGGTCATGTCATATACCTCCTTTTAATCCTAAAGATATTATTAAAAATTTAAAACATATGATGAAATATCCAGAAAGTGAACCAGAGGATTTAATTCCTTGGTTTAGAGGTTTTAAAGGAAATGTTATAAAATTGTCTAAAAATAGATGGATGACTCGTGGTATATATAAAATAATTGATCAAAAAACTATATTAATTTCAGAATTACCTATTGGTACTTGGACAGATAATTATAAAATACTATTAGATTCATTCTTAACTACAAGTAAAATTAAAGGTAACGATAAATCAACAACTGTTTTAAATAAAGTTATTTCTGAAAAGGGTTTAAAATTAATAAAAGATTATACTAATAATAGTACTGATTCTAAAGTCAGTTTCGAAATCAAAGTTCATCCTGATGTGATGGATCATTTATTTAATGGTGTAGATAATAACAAATTAACATATTTTGAAAGAATATTCAAATTAGTAAGCACTATAACATGTGAAAAAACTCTAAATTTATATAATGAAAATGGTAATTTACAATCATTTACAAGTTGTAATGAAATATTAAAAAATTATTTTAGGGTTAGATTGCATTTTTATAAAAAAAGAAAAATAGATCTAATTAATAAACTTAATTTAGAATTACTTGATATAGGAGTTAAAGTTAAATTTATACTTGATATTATTAATAAAAAAATTAAAATTAATAATACACCTAAAAATACAATTATTTTAAAATTGATAGAATTAGAATATCCTATAATGTATGATGGTAAATTAATTAAACAAGATGAATTAATTGAACACATGAAAAAGGAATTAAATTTAATTGATAAATATGGGGAAGATCATTATATTAAAGATACTGAAAAACTAAGTAAAAAATTACTAGCTAATAAATCTAAAATAGATGATATAATTCAAAAAAGAGATTTATCTAAATATGATTATGATTATTTAATTAAAATGCCTATATATAATTTAACTAAAGATAAAGTTGAAGAACTTCAAAATGATAAACTTAAATTAGAAAAAAAACTTAATCTATTAAGTGAAACTAGTATCGAAAATTTATGGTTAAACGATATTAATGAATTTGAATTAGAATACAAAAAATTTAATAATGAATATTTAAAATATATGGGGTATTTAGAAGATGAAACACAAGTAAAAAAAAAATCTGTTAACTTTAAAAATGTTAAAAGAAAAGATATAGTTCAATTTATTACTACAAATACAGATATTGATATTGACAATATTATAATTAATGATAATAATGAAATAGAAAAATCAGAAGAAAACAACAACAAAGAAAAAAAGACAAAGAAGAAGACAACCAATAATAAATCTAAATCTTCTAGTAAATAGTTAATATATATATTATAAATTAAAAATTTATACTATATTTTAAAATTATATTTTTTATAGTATTTGTATTTTAATACAATTTTTATGTATTCTATTATAAAATTGAATATTATTCTAGCTACTACTATTTAAAATTTCAAAAATGTCAACTTACAATCCAAATAATATTAATTATTTTTGGCAACCAAAAAAAACATCTGTATATGGGTGTTTCTCAAACTGGTGGTATTGTGAATTCAAAGATTCTAAAGGATTTCTGTATCAAAATACAGAACAATATATGATGGCCAAAAAAGCTGAACTTTTTGATGATAAGATAACTCATGAACAAATAATGTCAAACCCAAACCCAAAGACTTGTAAAAACCTTGGTAGAAGAGTTAAGGGTTTTAATAATTCCATCTGGGATAAAAATAAGTATCAAATAGTATTAGAAGGTTGCTTTTTAAAATTTTCTCAAAATCAATTTCTTAGAGAGAAATTGTTATCAACTGGTAGTAAAATATTAGTTGAAGCAAGCCCATATGATAAAATATGGGGGATTGGTTTAACGGAAGAACAGGCAAGACAAACAAATCCTTCCCTTTGGCCAGGACAAAATCTATTAGGACAATGCCTTATGGAAGTTAGATCCAGACTGCTGTAATACAGATTATAATGTATACAGACTATTGATAATATAGATTATAAATAGTATAAATTAAAATAAAGTTATAAATTAGTAATTTATTGTAAATTAGTAATTTTCAAAATATTATTATTTTTTTCTAAAGTTTCAATACTAACAATAATATGACTCTGCATATTCATATTTATTAGTTTTCCAGAATTGACACTAATTGCTGTATTACCTAATGTTTTCATTACAAAATTACTAAACCATGAATCAATAGATATATTACCAGTTGAATCTGAAATATCTGCAGATATTGGAATATGAATTAAATCATAATTTATTGAATCTGATGACGATTTATCAACATCCATAATTATATGACCAGCATCTTTGTTAATAAATTGATTAAATTGATATGATTCTTCAAAACTCATATCGTGATACTTGTAATATTTAAATTTTATTCTATCACCTTGTGTGAAATCATTATTATTAAAATAAGTATTTGTTTTGACTATTAAATAATCATTTTCAGATAATGTCAAATAATTATAATTATTAATATATATACTATCAATAGTTAATACATCATTATTATTATTAACAATACTGCCTAATGGATTAGTAATTTTAATATCTAATTGTGATAAAAATCCATGAGGTGCAGGTGAAAATACTTTACTATTGAAACTAGAATTTTTAAATTCTAAATAATCCAACGTATTTACCTTATATATTGGGACTATAGGAGTATATACACCCATAGATTCATTTAAATATTTATTTGTACCCCTAGATGTAAAGTTGATAGAATCGAATGATAATAATAAATATGGATGTGCTATTGGTTTAAAAGAGCAATTAGATGTATAATGATTATTTATTTTTTTATTAGGTAGGATAAAATTATTAACCCCTATACTAGATACGTTTTTATAAACTTTATCTACAACAGAATTAGATGTCGATGATGTAGCACCTAATAAAATAGAGAAATTGTAAGGTGACTCAACTGTATTATTATACCAATCTCTATCAAAACTTGATATTACTATTTTATGAAATTCTGTTCTATATTCATTCTCATTATAAGCTGGTATATTTTTTATTGTAGGATTATATTGTTTGTCACTTGGTATATTATCAATTATATTTGAGGAATCTATCTTACGTATTAGTTGCTTTCTAGCCTCATCTTTTATCATATTACTTATGTATGGAGAGTTCATTATTATACCTATTAATTATACAATATATTTAATTAATAATGAATAAATTTAAAAAGCTTTAAGTAAAAAAAAAAGTAAAAAAATATAGTGATTTAATAATCAATTATGATGTGATATCAATAAAATAAAGTAACATACTAATTATAATTAAAATCATTCCAAATGGTATCATATTATCATTGGATGATACTAATTCTGTAACTTTATCAAATTTTTTATTATATTTATTTAACATTTCCTTACTCGAATCTAAACCATATTCTAATGTATTAGTAACTATTTCTCCAGAAAATATTTTTTCAGATAAATCTTTGTCAATTTCAAAATTGTAACTTGTGCTTAATACTTTTTTTTCATTAGATAGTATATTAAGAGTCATTTTATAATTTCCAGGGTCCAAGTCATTTTGAGGATTTAATTGCAATGTAGATGTATAGTCTGGAACTAAAGATATATGTTTCTTTTTAGAAATTATTATTTTTTTATCATTATTTATAATACTGTATACTATTATCGCTTTTTCATAATCTTTAGTACCTTTATAATTAAATGTAAATGTTATACCATTTTTTGAAGAATTGAAATTATCAATAACTATTGATTTATCACTAAAACCTTCAATATTATTTATGTTAAAACTTTCAGTATCATTATTTATATTACTATAAGTATCATTATTTATATTTCTATAAGTGTCATTATGTACATTATTAAAACTATTAGCGTAAGTATTACTATCATTATATGATTCTAATATGCTAGTTGATTTTAAATGAGATCCAATTGTGTCTGAATTATTTAGTAAATTAAACCTACTAAAATCATTTTTACTGTCATTTGTATTTGTATTTTTAAATTCGGCTTTAGATCTTACCTGATTAGATGGTGATTCAAACAATAAATTATTAATACCTTCACCAATATTTAAAAATCCTTGTTCAACCCACATAGCTAGATCAGGTATATTTAATTTTAATTCATCATCTTGTTGAGATTGTAATACTTGTGTATAGAATTGACCATATTTTTTAGTCATATCTTCTTCATCACCTTGAAATTCTGTATTTAATCTTATATTTTGTTTATCTATTTGATATTCATTAGGTGGTTGTAATTTGCTTTTTAATATTTTATTATTTAAGTAATCATCATAATTTCTTATTATATCTTTATTAAATACTAAATTATAATTCAAAATACTAGTTTCTAATTTTTTTTGATTATTTTCTATATTTTTAAGATTATTTTGTAATTGTTCATTATTCTCATCATAAATTGAATCAATATTCTTATTCAAATTATCAATTGTTTTAGTATGGTCTTTAATAGTTGATTTGTATAATAATTCTAAACTAGTATTAATAATTGATCTAGCATCTCTTAGGTATAAAACTACTCTATCTTTTGTTATATAATATAATCGATTATTACTGTCTAATTTACTATTAAAATGATCAATTAATTTTCTAGAATATAAGTTAATAATTCTATCCCTAGACTCTCTAAAGTCGGTTATCTCTTGGTTATCATTAAAATCTATGTCTAATAATAATGCATCTATTTCAGATTTTACTACTTTAATTATATTTTCATTATAATAGTTTGTTAAGAATTTCTCCTTTTCCTCTGATAAATTTAAATCAGTTATTAATTTAATATTTGTCCTATTCACTTGGAATCCTTCTATTTTTTCTCTAGAACTGTTAACTTTATTACTTTTATTACGTTTATTACCTTTACTATCTTTACTTTTACGTTCTATACCTTTATTACTATTACTACTTTTATTACTTTTACTACCTTTACTACCTTTACTTTTACGTTCTATACCTTTATTACTATTACTACTTTTATTACTTTTACTACCTTTACTACCTTTACTATCTTTATTACCTTTATTACCTTTATTACCTTTATTACCTTTATTACCTTTATTAAGTTTTATAGTTTTTGAGATATTTTTTAATTTATCTTTTCTATTAATTCTCTCTAAAAACGCTTCCCTATTAATTTTACTCCTATAATTGATAAAATAACAAAATATTAATATTATTCCTAATATTACATATCCATTTAATGTTTTTGATAAAAAATATATATAAGGATTATCATTATACATATTTATGTTTTAATAAATAAAAAGGTTTTTTATAATAAATAATTTCCTATATAATAGTTAAAGTATAAATGGCTAATTTTGAAAAATATTATGATATTAATAAAATGAAAAAGGAAGTAAGTAACTACGTTGAGGAGGGTTATATAAACGGTGGTCAATTTAATGGAAGGCTTTTTTTTAAATCGAATGAATCATCACAACCTTATAATCTTTATCCAAATCAAAATAAAAATCAAAATATAAATGATAATCTTATTGGAGCAACTATTGAGTCGAATGAATTAACTCAAAATTATTTCCACACTGATAATGTTAATTTTATTCAGAATAAAATTATTAATAATATAAAAAATATAAGTGATAATCAATATAATATAGGTAGACAAGATGATCAACAATTACATATTATTATGAGAAGTTATTATTTACAATATTCAAAAAATATGCCTAATAATATTCAAAATCAGATAGACGAACTTAATAAAATGGTAATTAATGAATGTGTAAGAATTATTATCCCTAATATACAGCAATATTTAGGTTACAGAAAAGATATAACAAACCCGATTCCTGTATTACCACGTAGTCAAAATGTCTCTAATAAAGGTAAAAAAACATTTTCTTTATTAATTACTTAAATAATTACTTAAATAATTACTTAAATAATTATATGACTATTTAATTTAAATTTATTTAATCTGACTAATTTAATTATTAATAATTAATTTACATAAGACATTTGATGATTAGATTCTATATTTATTTTATCAAAAGTTTGGCTTAGCATATCTAAATTATAATTTTTAACATCTTGGTTTATAATTTTATCTAATTTTTTATTTATAATTTCATCAAGTTGTTGATTAATTTTAGTTTCAAGTGTATTATTTATTTTTTTTATTTCTATTTTTACTCTTTTATCAACCTCTTGATTAATTTTATTTTCAATATCGTTATTTATGTTATTTATTTCTAATTTTAATCTTTTATCTACCTCTTGATTAATTTTATTTTCAAGTTGTTTTTTTAAATCATAAATTAAATTATCTGTTTTAAACTTAAAATTTAAATCATTAAATAATAAATTATTTTTAATTGATAATTTAGGTATTAAGTTATTACCTTTAACAATTGGATTACTTTTATTTTTTTTATTGAATATATCTGTTCTAAAAACAGATTCTTCATCATTATCATTATCTTGATTAAATTTACGTTTTAAATTTCTATTCATATAGTAACTATAAATATTAATTTTATTATATACTATAAATTAACTATAAGTTATTAAGTATTTTGAATATTAATTATTATAAATAAGTTCATATTAAATAAATAATTTATTTAATAATTTTATTAATGTATAATTTTGATAATATTGATGAAGATATTAATAAAAAAGATTTAAATAAATATTTAATTAATATTGAAAAAAGTATAACTAATTTAAATTTAGATGAGAAGACAGAAATATTTAAAATTATAAAAAATAATTCTGAAAAGTACAGTAATAATAAAAATGGTATATTTGTTAATTTAAGTAAGCTAAATATATCTACAATTAACGAAATAATTAATAAATTAAATTATTACAATAATAATAAAAAAACATTATTACAAGATGAATCTAAAATAGATGAATATAAAACATATTTAAATTAAAATAAAATTGATTTAAAATTAAATTAACTAAAATATCTAATATATTATGATATCTTTACATAAAATAATTGAAAATGTTTCTAAATGTAAAGTAGATAATGTAAAATTACCATCATTAGACCCTAAATTTGCGCAAAAAACAGCATATCAGTTTAAAGTTGAAAAAATGAAAAATATGAAAAAAAATATAGAATTAAATCAGTCTGATATTGGACAATATAATCAAAATATTCTTAATAATGAAATTAATAAATTAAATGAAAATACTAATAGAAAAGAAATGGATAAACTTGAATTTCTAAATGAAGAAATTAAGAGTGAATCTTTAATTATAATTAATGAATATGCTAGTTCAGATATTCCAGAAATTATTAATAATTTATTTAAATTATATAATAATAAGCAAACAAATATTGATAAAAAATTTAAAAAACTAGATTCAGATCTCTACTATATATATGGTTTGAAAAATCCAGATTCTTTTTATAAAAGTATATTATTATTAACAAATCCAAATTTTATAATTAAAAATAGGAATGATAAAAAAAATTATGTAAATACTTTTAAAAAAGAATTAGCTCTTCAAATTGATCATTATTACAAAAAAAATAACTATAAATCCTTGAGAATAGTTAAATCTAATTTGACTCAAAATCTTTTAGATACAGATAATTATTATAATTATGATATTTTACTATATTTAGCAGATTATTGTGGAATAAATATAACTGTAATTGATGTTATAAATAATAAGTATGACTATATTAATTACTTGATTGATGAGAATAAAGAAAGTAATAATGATAATGATGAAAATGTAATAATAATTAAATATGCTAATGACACTTTTTTACCTATATTGAATAGTTCAGGAATTCATAAATTTCCAAAAGAATTTAATAAAATTATATTTAATAATTTTGAATTAGTTAATAATAAAAAATTTAATAGAAGACAAATTTCAGAACAAAGTACTGAACAAGGAAATGAAAAAAGTACTGAACAAGGAAATGAACAAAGTACTGAACAAGGCAATGAACAAATTAATGAACAATTAAAACCAATATCTAAATATACATTAAAGGAGCTTCAAGATTTAGCAAATAATAAAAATATAAATATAAAAAAACAAGGTAAGAAAGGATTAATTAATAAAACTAAAAATGAACTATATAATGATATTAAAATTTTAAATGATTAAATAAACGATATATATTATGAAATCAATATATATATGAAATCAATATATAAGTTATAATACCAAGAATAAATCCTAAATAATTTCTATATTTCATTTCTGTATATACATCTAACCAAGCTTCTATTTGTTCGTTTGTGTTTAAATGTTTTATAATATAATCATTTTTTGGAATAATCATGTAAAATGTATAATTAATTCCAAGTACTAACACAGTAAATATACATACTCTTGATATATTGGTAGTAGCAATAGTATTAAGATAAATAAATCCAATAATCAATCCTAATAACAATCCTAATATATATATAGTTAATCTGTAATTAACTATATCTTTATATCTTCTCTTTTGATTATTATCAAGTAATGATTCAAAATTATTTATTATATTAGATTTATTTGGATTAAACATTAAATATAACATACTTGAAAATGATGCCGCTGCTAACATACATGCGTAGTAGCATAACTCTTTACATTTTAAAACTGTCATTTTATATAATATTTATATTAAAATTAAAACTAATTAAATATAAATATTTAAATTTCAGATTTTTTTTTTCAATATTTTTCTTTAAAGCTTAACAAAATCAATTATCATATTTTTAACAATCCCCTGGTAATTTACTATTTTTATCAGGTAATTTGATTGGTGCACTTTTACTTAAATTATGTAGTAACCAAGCATTACCAGAGTTATCTATTTGTAAAACATTATAGTTTAGCGCATAAACATGTAATATACCTGCCCCTAAACCGTCAATAAATTCTAAGTGTAAAATAGGTTCATGTATTTCACTAAAATTACATGAACCAGTAGGTTGAGCCATATTTTCAGGTTGTAATGCGAAGCTGTAACAATGTATATGAGTATTAACTGGTATGTTATCGTGTACTTTACTTGGTTCTACTTGAGTAAAATATGTTGAGTCTAGCTCAGGTAATCTATCTCTACCATCAAAAGATAACTTTACTTTTTTAATAGGGCTTGTACTAGTTTCTTGATTTAATACATTACTATAATTAAAAAATTCTTTGTTGGTAGATACTGCGTCATTTCTTCTAAATACAAAAAATAATTCAATTATAGGATATTTAAAACTTTTCAAACTTATATTTATATTTTGAGTTGTAGCTTGAATATCATATATTTGATTTTGAACTTGACTAATTAAGTGCATTTGTCTAGGATTTTCTAAATAATTTACTCTCTCTTTCTCTTCTAGGATAACAAAATCTATTAATAATTGAACATTTTCTAATTTTAATTCAGAACTTGGTTCTTCAAAACTAGGACATGTTAATAATTCATTAAATTCATTAAATTCAAGTATTAATTCCATAACATTATTTCTTAAAGATACTATAGGTAATGCTAGAGGGTTATTATTATAATTCGTATTTTGACAAAACCAAAATAATAATGGAATATAAATTTTACCACCTTGATAGAATGGAACAGCTGTGTCAAAATTTTTCGATTTTTTAATTATATTCTGATAATTATCTTGCTTTCCCCGGGGGATAGATAATTGACTCCATATATCCATCCATATACTATCATGCTCATCTATTAAATTACCACCTATTTTTAAAGATACATTTTTTAATAAAGCATTACCTATACCGTTACAATAAGACATTGATTCATTACTAGTTTTACTTTTTAAATTGGTAATATCTGGTAAATCAACTTCAAGAACAATATTTGTAATTAAATCTCCATAATTAGCATCTTCATCTAATCTAAAAACTGCCTTACCACCAAAATTTACATTATTTTTAAAATTTAGTCTTCTTGTATCTTTTACAAAATTTGTATAGTTGTTATAGTTGTGCTTAAAAAAAGATATAGCTTTCTCTTTTTTATTTATTAAATAGTTATTTAAACCAAGCTGTGTTATCGATGCTTCCATCTTAATTAATTAATACTAATATTATTATGTAATTTATTTATTTAAATTTAACTAATATTAAAAAATTATAAAATATATAAATTTTAAAAATTAATTAATATATAGTATTTATTATTATTTTTTTTTAATAATAAATTTAAATATATAATTATAGAGAAATATTTAAATTTAAGTAATAATTTAATTTAAAATATATATTATAATGGCTAATTCCCAAAAAGTAAATATTATAACATCAGAAAATAATGAAAAATTAAATTTGAATAATACTTTAAGAATAGAAAAAACAAATACTGATGGCAATAATCATAGTACATCTGCTATTTTTTTAAAAGATCAAAGTTCATCTACAGGCTCTGATGATGATTTTAAAAAAATATTTGTAAAAACAACTGATAGTGTTACTGATCTATTTTTTAATACAGATACTAATACAATTATTAGTTCTGATAATGCTGAAACAGAAATAGAAAAAATATTTAATACTGATAATAAGACATTAACTATCTCAAATTTAATATTAACAGGAGGGTCTGAATCTGATCCAAATGCATATATCAATTTTGCTAATGGTTCAAATACAAGTGAAGGAGAAGATGGTATTGGTATTAAAATGTTGAATAATGGGACAATACAGTTTAAAAATATAGGTGGTTCATGGGGTAGTTTATCGGGTGGTTCAGGTGGTTCAATTAGTAGTTTATCAGATACTACAATTTCTTCATTAAGTAATAATCAATTATTAGTCTATAATTCTTCATCTAGCAAATGGATTAATTCTTCAGACATAACTATACCTGGATTATTAACTTTGTCATCTAATATCCAGTTTTCAAATAAAAAAGGTATATTAGATAGTAATCAATCAAATATTGTAACATTTATAGGTAATTCAAGTAGTAATTATACCTCTAATCATATACAAATAGAGAATCAGGATCCAGAAACTGGAAATGAACCTAAAATTACCGCATCAGGAACAGATAATAACATAGGTATTGACATAGTAAGTAAAGGTTCCGGTAATATAACAATGGAATCATCAAGTGGTTCTATTGTATTAAATTCATCAGATTTAGATATTTATGGTTATATAAAATCCAGTATTTACAAAAGTAGTAGTAATAGCTCATATGTACCAAATACAAATTGGTCAGTGCCTATATCCAGCGATACATTATTATTTGATTTTATTGAATCCAATACTGCGGGCACATATTTAGCTAATATAGTATCTGGTCAAGATGGTCAAAAATTAAATATTATTTTTAATAATTCTGGTAGTAAAGATATAGATTTATTAGTTGATTTTAGAGAAGATAATTTATTATCCGGTAGTGGATTATCTAGAAAATTAAATTTTAAGAGTTCAGGTGAAAGTGCATCATTAGTTTATTTATCTGGAAATTTAAATAAATGGCAAATTATTAATACAGGATGTGCCGTTATATAATTTTTTAATATATTTTTTTAATATATAAATTATAATTAATTACATCGAACGTATTAATATTGATTAATTTTTATTATAATTTTGTAAAAATATCATTATCAAAGTATTATTATTTAAATATTCAATATCTAAATATTTATGAAAATTATGTTAAAAAATTTAAAAAAAAATATTTATTAACTGCATAATAATATGTCTACTTTTTTCTCACACGCATTTGGAAATTCTACTAGTATTAATGATAATAATTTTAATGAACTAGTCCAATTTGGAGTAACATCAAGTGCCGTTAATTTTGTAAAAATTACAAATTCCGCTACAAATAGTAATGTTGCTATTACAGCGGCAGGTGGGGATAGTCACATTGGATTAGACATAGCAGCTAAAGGTGATAGAGGTGTAAATTTTACTTCTTCTACATCAAATTCATCTCATATTAAATTATATGAAACTTCAACTAATGGTAGTGGTTATGTTGGATTGAGAGCTCCTACTTCAGTATCAGCTAATTACATTTTAACATTTCCATCAAAAGATGGAACCTCTGGTCAAGTTTTACAAACCAATGGAACCGGTACTCTCAGTTTTACAACTGCTTTAACAAATGGTATATCTGCTTTTAATGTATCAAATAATGGTACTATAGGTAGTGCCGATACTACAGATGCTATGACATTATCTTCTAATGGAGTTGTAATATTCAAAGAAAATATTAAAATTAATGATGGTGGTACCATAGGCTGTAATGCTGTAGGTGATGCCATGACAATATTATCTAATGGTGTGGTAACATTTAAAGATGATATTATGATTAAAAATGGTGGTACTATAGGCAGTTCTAATACTGGAGATGCCATGACAATAGCATCTGATGGTTTAGTAACATTTGGTAATAATATTAAGATTGGTAATGATGGTACTATAGGTAGTACTGGCGAAGCTTCTGCCATGGCAATAGCATCTAGTGGTTTAGTAACATTTGGTAATAATATTAAGATTCCTGATGCTGGTACTATAGGTAGTGCTACTACTGCTGATGCTATAGCTATAGCAAATGATGGTGCTGTGACATTAGCTAAAGGTCTTACTATAACTCCATCAGTAGTTACTTCAGTATCAACAAATTCAGGTGCTGCAACTGCTGTTAATTTATTACACTCTGTAGTGTATTTTGATGTTGATTCAACAAGTGCCATGTTTGCTAGTATAGGTAGTGGTTCAGATGGAAAAATAATTCATATTTTTTATGATAACGAAAAGAGTGGTTCATTAAGAATTAATTTTGGTGCAACTGTATTGAGATCTGGTTCAGGTAATGCTCAATATTTAACATTTAATCAAACTGGACAATCAGCATCTTTAATATTTATTAATACTACTTCTAAATGGTGTATACTTAATACTGGAGCTGCTGTATCATAATCTTTATAGAATTATTAACTATAAAATTACTAATAGTTATTAATTATGAAATTACTAATAGTTATTAATTTCGTTTTTTTTAGTTTTTTAATATTAAATTAATTTTTAATAATTAATTAATATGTCAAGTTGTAAACAAAATTGGTCATCTGAATGTGAAAATGAATTAAATCAACAAATTAATAGAGAATTTCAAGCTAGTTATTATTATTACTCTTTATATTGTTACTTTAGTAGAGATACTGTTGGTCTGGATAATATAGCAAAATTTTTTAAAAAAGCTTATAATGAAGAAAAAGAGCATGCCGAAATTTTATCAGATTATCAAAATTTAAGAGGAGGTATTATTTCATTAAGTCCAATCAACCTAATAACTATGGAAAATCAATCAGAAAATAAAAATGATGTATATTGCTCATTTGAATCTGCATTACATTTAGAAAAAATGATTAATCAACATTTATTAAATTTACACAAAACTGCCGAAAAAAATAATGACCCTCAATTTACAGATTTTCTAGAAGGTAATTTTTTAAAAGAACAAGTAGATTCTATAAACCAAATATCTAAAATATTAGCGAATTTAAATAGGATAGGAAACGATGGTCATGGTATTTGGGATTTTAATAAAAATTTTGATTATAATTAAAATTTAATTTTACTGTAAGTAGCTATACTTATAAATAGTTATTCACAGCAATTTGAAAGTAATAATAATACTTATAATAATAATACTAATACTAATAATAATTACTAAGTTATTTGTAATTTTTAAGTTATTAAATACTTTTTAAAAAATATAATAATATTAATAATTATAATTATAATGTCTTTTTTTAATGCAGATATTAGATCGAGTGAATTAGAAAGTGCTGGTAAAATTACAATATCAACAGAAATATCAACTCCAGATCAACCATCTGATGGTACTGGATATTTATATACTAAATCTGATGGCAAAATATATTGGAGATCATATGATGTGACAGAGACAGATTTAACTAGTGGTGGAGGTGGTGGTGCTATTTCTAGTGTAGCAAATGGTAGTGATAATAGAATTGCTACTTTTAGCGGTTCTGATACTTTGAATGGGGAAGCAAACATGACCTTTGATGGATCTAGTTTAATAGTTACTAATACAACTACAAGTAGCGCATCTCAAGGTGGATTTATTAAGTTAGTATCTAATGATGGATCTACAATGGCAAGTGGTCATAGGTTAGGTGTAATTGAATTTGCTGGTGCTGAGGATAGCAGTAGTACAATTACAGTTGGCTCCAGAATAGAATCTGTATGTGATGATGATTGGACAGCACTTTCAAATCCAGCATCATTACATTTTTATACTACAAATGGTAATGCCACACAGACGTCACAATTAACGCTAAAATCGGATGGCATGCTCTTTACTAGTCATTCAACTACTGGTTATGGAACTGGATTTGTTGGTACTGAATCTAATTTTTATAACGTATATATTAAAAATTTTGGTGGAGAAATACAAACTAGAATACAAATTGATATTACAGGATTAAAAAGTAATTCTATACAAAATAATTTATTCATAGGTTCCGGTTCTGGTGTTAGTAATTATTCTAATTTTTATGAATTAGATAAAAATATTAATGGTTTAATATCTCGTATAGATATGATATGTCAAGATACACCAACAATAAATAATACATCAACATTTAATAATTCTACTATTAGTTTTGATATAATACCACTACCAGAGTTATTTACTCGTAATGAACCTTATTCAACATTTAGTTTATCTGATAGTGATGGTAAAATATTCAATACTAGTTCTGGATTTTATGAGTATTATAAAATATCAACAGATGATTTGGGAGGAGGAGGTAGTAATGCTATATTAAATGGTATAAATGCGTCAAATGTTTCTCATAGAGTTAATGCGTATGATGTTTCAAGTGCATCTTTTGCTAACAAATTTTATTTAGCAGATAATACAGGTAATCAAGATACTACTCAATATAATAGATTTAAAAATAAGAATGCTGTACAAATTAGTGCTTCAACACACCCATTTACAAGTCCCCAATCTTATTATTATATTAAAAATAGTGAAGCTGGAAGTATAGGAGGGTTTAATTCTGGATATTTTGAATTAAGTAAAAAATTAAATGATACCTCAGAAACTGTAAATAATCAATCAACAAATGGTTCTATTATTATTACTGGTTTATCAAAAAAATATTTATATCTCAATAGAGGAACATTTAGTTCAGGCTCAGAAGATACTTATACTGGAGGAAAAATAGAAATAATTTTATATGGTTCAAAGTCTTTTCAATAAAAACTATGGTATAATTTATAATTAATTTAAATTAGTTTTTTATCTATATTAATTAAATTTTATAATTTAAACATATTTGAATAAATTATCTATAAAATGGTTAGCTCAAATGAAAATAGTTCTGAAAATAAATTAATGGATAAAATTTTAAATGATAATAATTCTACTGATACAAATAATTCATCCAATTCTGAAAGTGAACAAAATAAACCAGTAACTATGACTATTCAAGACGCAGTTAAACTATATTTGAGTAAAAATAAAATTAAACTTCTAATTGGAACACCATGTTATGGAGGATTATGTCATACTGGATATATGCAGAGTTTAATGGAACTAGCAGCTAATTTTGTTAGATTAAATATACCATATGAACTAATGACAATTGGAAATGAAAGTTTAATTCCCAGGGCAAGAAATGGTATCGTAGCCAAATTTATGGCAAACGAAGAATTAACACATCTTATTTTTATTGATGCGGATATTACCTTTTCATGGGTATCTGTAGTTAAACTAATTTTGTCTGATAAAGATGTATCTGGTGGGTGTTACCCTAAAAAAATGATAAATTGGAAAAAGGTAAGGCATAATTTAACAAATCAAGCAGATATTAATGAGCCTGAGTTAATTGCCAAAAGTTTAGATTATGTTTTTAATCCAGTTTATTTTAAACAAGGTGATTCATTAGTAGCTCAAGTAGATAATGGTCTAGTTAAGGTTAAGGATATAGGAACAGGTTTTATGATGATTAAAAAGCAAGTTATTGAAACAATGATGTACAAATTTCCAGAGTTACAATATCGTAATAATGTAGCTGGATATCATGAAAATGATAAAATAGAAGAATATTTTTACACCTTATTTGACACATGTATCGATTCTAAATCTAAAGTATATTTAAGTGAAGATTACTTATTTTGTCAAAGATGGTTAGAATGTGGAGGTGACTTATGGCTTGATTTAAGTACTAATTTAAATCATACAGGTACCATGGAATTTAGAGGTTGTTTATCACTAAATATTAATTCTGTTGATACTATGAATCAAGACGCTGAAATGTTAATGAATCAAAAAAATAGTATTGGTTCTATTTAATTATGTTTTAATATTTACAATAATTTGAATATGTAAAGTTTTGCTAAAACAATTACTATAAATACTATATTAGTTAATTACAATTACTATAATGATTTATTATTACTATTAATGTAATCATACGATTCTTTTAATATATTAAAAGAACTGGTTAATATTTTTTTAAATTTATATGAAGAATCGTAGGAATTGTTTTTATTAATATCATTATTTATTTTATTATCAAAATTATGAAAATCAAATCTCATATTTTTACACGGATCTTCTAAATTCATTATGTTTTCTTGTCTATATCTATCAAATGATAATTTTGTTACAAATTTAATATCAATTGGTTTGCTTTTACTCTGATTACTAATAATTTCATTAGCATTTTGATTTATATCTGTTTTAGAATTATATGATGATATCGATTGAAATGAATCTGAATCTGAAATATTTGAATTTTCAATAGATATATTATCAGAAATAGAATTTTTCAACAATATATCATCTGATAAAAATTCAAAAGATGATGATAAATTACTACTATAATTATTTATATTATAATTCCTCTTAGCACTACTATTTATTTTATTAAAATAATCGCTACTGTTACTATTAAACTTACTATTAAAACTACTAGTATCACTATTTAATGTGATATCATTTATAGGTATTAGTTCGATAACATTTTTATTATTATTCTCATGATTTTTATGATTTTTGTGGTTTTTATCATTTTTATAATTTTTATCATTTTTATTATTTTTATGGTTTTTATCATTTTTATGGTTGTTATGATTTATATTATTTTTATGGTTTTTAAAAGTATGATTTGTATTAATTACATTATTATTAAAAAATTTTTTTTTATTATCTATAAATTTATAATTTAATGGATTAGATATAATATTATTTTCATATTCAATTAATTTATTATTTTTTAGCCAATTGTGATTAAAAAAATCATCCCATCCAATTCTATCATCCTTATTTCTATTTAATAATTTATCTAATATATCTAAACAATCATAACTTAATTCAAATTTGTATTTATTTGGTAGGGATATTGGTTTTTTAATTTTTTCTAAAAGCTGATTAAAATTTTTTACATGGTAAGGTGGATATCCTGTTATTAATTCATATATTATAATACCAATTGACCATAAATCTGATTTAGTATTATATTTATCATAGTGAAGTATTTCTGGAGACATATACATTGGACTGCCACAATATGTTTGTTTTAAATCTTTTATTTCATCATTCAATGAATATTTTTTTGCTAATCCAAAATCTGTAATTTTTAGTACATATGAATCTGTTAATAATAAATTTTGTGGTTTTAGATCTCTATGTATTATATTATTATCACGCAAATATATTAATCCTTCTTTTAGTTGATATATAAAATTTTGAACATAAATTTCATTTATAGGTTTCTTATTTTGAAATTGAGATAAATCACCATTTTTACAATATTCCATAACCATATATATTAGATTATTATCCTCATCAAATATAACATCATATAATTTTACAATATTTTGATGGCTTAAACTAGTATGTAATTCAATTTCTCTTTTTACTTGTTTTTTTAATTTTTTGATATTTTTTACTTTAATTTTTTTTATAGCTACTTGATAATTTAAATATATATGATATCCTTTGTAAACTTTTGAAAAAGCACCTTTGGAAAAATGAACATCGTCAATATAATAGTTTCCAATTTGATACATACTATTAACCTTTTTTTTATTTGAATTATTATTTCTACTATTATTCATAATAACATTTATAATTTATAATTATTATTATTTATTTTTTATCATATGAAAAGATTTATAAATTTTAAATATAATTTCTATAAAAATTTAATTTCTTAATTATAAATAATATGAATAAGCATAAGATTAATAAAAAGAATAAATCTTATAAAAAAAGGGGCGGATTTTTAAATAAGTTACCAAACCTTCCTTTTAAAAAAACCAAAAAAGTTGGTTTTGCTAAACAGTTAAATGACACTAAAGCTTCAGAAACGCAATTATTAAACACCTACGATTCGTTAACACAGAATGTAAATAATTATTATAAATCTTATAATAATCATCTGCAGAATTTGATAACTTTAGAAGATTTTGTAAATTTAGATAGTCTAGATTCATTATTCAAAGATATAGTTATTAAAAAACACTTTAAGAGAGAAGATATAGTTGACAGATCCAATCCTTTACTCATTAATAATTATTTAGTCGATGATGATACATCTCCGAATGATTTTAGAAGAGAGCATTTAATTAAACAAATAAGATATAAATTATACCAAGAATTTCCAGACAGAGAACAAACTTTAATAACAGATATAGATGTAAAAAAAAAATCAGACAATATCGTTTTAATGATTATCACTACTGTAGAGGATAAAGAATATAAAAGGAGCATGAACCATAATAATTTTGTTTTACAAATGTCACAGATTAGAAAAGAACTAAAAGATATAATTTCATCTGTTAAGAAAAATTTAAAATATGAAAGTAATATACATAAATACGATGAGAGTAGTATATATAGTTCATTATCTAATAATAGTTCAAATTTATTAGGTAAATCTAATATTAAAAACACACCATCTAATAACACTTTAATTAATAGAAATAATGTAATGAATAATAATGGTAATAATGGTAATAATAATGGTAGTGTAAATATATTTAATAATTTAAGTAACAGTAATAATAGTATTAAACCTAGATCTAAATCCAAAAAAGAAATAAATATTCCATTAAAATTTAATTTAGCTGAAAATATAAATAATATACCTGAAAATAATAAGAAAAATATATTAAAAACAGGTCCTATAAATAATAGAAATTGTGAGGAAGTAAAAGACGAAATGGAATGTAGAAATATGATGACTAATGATGGTAGAAAGAAATGTTTTTATGATAGAATACAAAAAAAATGTACAAAAAATAAAAAAATAATATAAAATACTTAGTATTATAATGAGCGTGAAATTTATTAGTAAAAAGTTATTATAAAAATATTTTATATATTAATAATAATATGGAAACAATATTAAAAATTAATTCAATTAAAAAAGACTCAAATTGTAATTGTATTGATCCTTTCAATATTAATAAATTAGATGGAATAAATCCAATTACAGGTAAACGATACACTTCAAATGATCATAAGATAATAAAATCTACTATTTTTAGAATATCAAAGGAAAGAGATTGTGAAGTAGGTGTTTGTTGTGATCCAAATGATTCTTATGATAATATAAATCAAGAATTTATTGATAAATTTAAGAGAGTTTATCCTAGTGTGAAAGTTTATAAAAAATATGGGAAAATAAACTATATCTTATTATCTAAAAAAAAAAATCATGAATTATCGGACTCTAATGATGGTTGGGAAGATCCAACACCTTATTTAATATGCAAAATTACAAAATCTACTATAAAACCTACTAATAATGAAAATATATTTGTTTCAACTAATTTAGTATCAGATTGCTTTACAGATAGTTGCGATAACACTGAAAAAATCCAAATAAATCAAATTTTAAATAAATCAAAATCGGAGCTTTCGTATTCTAGCTTTGATGATGCTAGAGTAAGTCAAGCTATTTTAGAAGGTAACATGAACTATTTAGATGAATATATACGTCAATATGAGACAATTGATAATGTCTTGACACATGATAATTATCATAATAGGATGATACATATGGCAGCGAGTAGTAAATACAAAGAACCTTTAAATTTAATTTTAGCATTAAAGCCAAATATAGATCCACAAAACATAAAAGGGGAAACACCACTACATTTAGCTGTTAAAAATAATCATATTGATAATGTAGATACATTAATAAAATTTGGTTCAAATATAAATACTAGTAATAATTATGGTGAAACGCCAATTTTTTATGCTGTAAAAAAAGGTAATTTGTCTATGATAAGATTACTATATTCAAATGGATCATCTGTATTAAATGTTGATAATAATAGTAATAATTTAATACACCATTGTATTAAATATAGTCCATCAAATAATGATAAGGGTAATATTATTATTTATTTATTAGAAAGAGGTGTCAATTCAGAATCAAAAAATAAAAAGGGTGAAACACCACTAATGATTGTTAAACAAAAAATAAATAATGAAGAGAAACAAAATGAGACATTTTCGGTGGTTAATCATGATACTAGCAAATTATCTAAAGAACATCAGCAATTATTAGAAATACAAACTAGTTTATTTAATTCTATATTAAAAAATAACCCTGATAAATATAATAAATTCATCAATGTTAAAGATCTACCAATAGGTGCGCCTATTGAAGTTTTAGATACAGTTTGCGTTGGTGATGGTAATATTACAGGTAATGAAGATTTACATGAATGTAAAGAAAAAGGAGGTAAAATTGTTAAAATTAAAGAACCAACCACTAAAATTAAATTAGAATTAATACCTAACACTAAAACATCAATTGATACTATTAATTCTGAGGAATTATATTTTAATAAAAAAAGAAATAAATTTGATATAAATGATAATTTTTCATTACTTGTAAATAAATATAATGATTCAACTAATATTAATGATATAAATAATAAAAAAAAATTAAAAAAAAAAGATAATAATACTAATATTAAAAAAAAAATTATAGTTCATGAGTCCAATAATTTAGATAGTAAAGATGAGAATAAAGATATTAATAGTAATAATATAAATGTTTCAAATGAAAATGATAATGATAATTCAGAAAGTAAAATTAGTAAAATAATTAAAAAAGTAAAGATAGAATCAGAGATAGATAATATGTTAAAATCTAAAATTAGTAATGATGATGATAAAAGCCCTAATGGATTTAAATTTCTCATACATCTATTAAAATATTACTCAACAACTTTATTTGTAGTAGGAATCTTACTATTAGTTGTTATATGTATTTTATTCTATAATTATATACAATAAATAATTTAAATTTATTAAATTTATTAAATTTATTAAATTTATTAAAGTTATTAAATTTATTAAATTTAATAAATTTATTAAATTTATTAAATGTATAAATGATGTTGATAATTATTTAAATCTTCTTTATTAATATCTCTAATAAATTTTAAAATTTCTAATCCATTTTCCATATCTTTATAATTAATATTTTTTTTGGATTCAGATAATTCTTTTTCAGTTGATATATTTAATAATCTTTTAGAATGACTTTTTTTACAGCAATTAATAAATGTTTCAATATCTCCTCCGTAATTTGGAAATAATTTTAAATTAACGTTAAAGAAATTATTTAATTTATCATTAGTATTAGCATCAATTGACCATTTTTGTTTATTAATTAAATGTATGAATATTTCAGATAATTCTTTTGATGTATAATCATCTATATAATATCTATGTGTAAATCTTCTTGATAAACCTTCATTTTGAGAGAAAAATCTATTCTCTAAAGCATTCTTATATCCTGCTATAATACATACTAATTCATTTGGATGCTCTGATAAATAGGCTGTTAATATATCTATAACTTCCTTACTATATGAATCATCTCTACAGCTATTTCCAAGAGAATATGCTTCATCTATAAATAAAACACCACCCAAAGCTTCGTCTAGTTTTTTTTTTGTTTTAATTGCTGATTGACCTAAATATCCAGCAACTAAATCGTTTCTTTTTACACTTATTATTTTATCTGTCTTTAAAAATCCTAATCTATTATATATTTTACCCAAAATATATGCTAATTTTGTTTTACCAACACCTGGTGGTCCGGCTATAACTGTATGTAACATTTCATTAGACTTTATATCAAGTTCCTGTAAATAATATGTTATTTGATCAAATATTGTATTTTTAATTTTATCTAGTCCAACCATCTGTTGTAATTCTTCTAAAGGCTCAACTAATCGATAAAGTTTATATTTATTTAAATTATTTTTAATTTTAATATTAGGATCATAACTTTTTCCAAGTTTAATTAAATCATCTATTGATCCTATTTTACCTAACCATTTAAATGGATAATTTTTATACTCTTTATCTAATGTAATATCATATTTTAATTTTTTATTTGGTTTATCACAATTATCTATTTTATGATTATTATTTTCATCATCAGTTCTTCTTCTTCTTTTATTTGGATTTGGATGATTATAATAAATTGGATTATCCAAACTATTAACTATTTCTATACTTCTTATATTATTTACATTAAATAATTCTTCAAATATATCATTAAAAGTTATTTGATTATTATCAGAATTAGAATCTTCAGAGTTAGAGCCTTTTGAGTTAGAGTCATTTGAGTTAGAGTCTTTTGAGTTAGAGTCTTTTGAGTTAGAGTCATTTGAGTTAGAGTCTTTAGTTTTTGGTGTTATTTTTTTAATTTTAATTAAATCTTTCTCATTATTTTTTTTAAATTTATTATAACAAGAGTAACATATTATATTATTATTATGATAATAATTATATAAACTTTGAGAACTTTTAATTTTGCAGTTACAAATATTACAGGATTTACCAACCATGATAAATAACTAATTTTATTTTCAACCTATAATTATATATTTTATATTTTATTTTTAAATTTCAATATTTACTAAGTTAAAGATAAAATAAATAAATTTATTATTATTTTAAAAATTGATTTTATCTTTAAAAAAAAAAATAAAATACTATGGATAATAATCAATCTACAAAATATTTATCTTCTAAAAAAAGAGGTCGTGGTAGACCTCCTAAGAAAGATATTAATGATAAAAAATATAATGAATCTTTTACAAATAATAAAAAAATAGTTGATAATATTGATAACTTAAACATAGATGGTGATAATTATACTAATGATATAGAATCTAGTAAATCGACTAAACCAAAAAAAAAAGGTAATAAAAAAAAAAACATGACTAGTAGTAAATCAGAAACTATTAATAATGAAAAAATAAATGAAATTAAGACTCAAGAAAATAAATCAGAAAATGCATATATTAAAAATGATAAATTAGATGAATCAGATATTTTCAAAATTATTGATTCTATGTTTAGTCAAAATAATAATACTGAATTAATTAATCATCAATTTTCATCAATGGAGCAATTTAATACAAAATATATAGGTGATATTATTAGTCAATTTAATACTAAAAAAATACAATTAGATTATGACCCTGAAACCAAAAAATATAGAACTGAGCTGCATTTTGATTTTATGAATTATACATTAGGAAAACCGATAATACATGAAAATGATGGTAGTTTTCAAGAAAATTATCCTATGCTATCAAGATTCAGAAATATGACGTATAGTTCACCTTTAAATATTGATATTAAATTTACTAGAATATTCAGAGTACCGGATATAAATAATAAAAAACCAAATTTAGATAATGAACAAATAAAAACTCAATATTTTAATAAAATAAATTTTGGTAAAATTCCAATTATGGTTAAATCACATAATTGTGTATTAAAACAAAAAAATGGAATTAGTCCTGTCCAAAGAGGTGAGTGTAATATTGATTCGGGTGGTTATTTTATAATTGGTGGTAATGAAAAAGTTATTGTTTCACAAGAGACTATATCACCAAATGAATTATTGATTTTCCATAATTCACGAAAGTTAAAAGGTCAAGAAATTGAAATTAGGTATTCATCTGATAAACAATTTAGTGTCATAATGGGAAATATGATTAGATTAGTATATAAAGATAATACTATTGAATTCGAATCTCCTAGTTTTAAAAATCCAGTTCCTATTTGGATATTACTTAAATATATGGGAATAGAAACTGATAAAAAAATGGTAGATAGTATTGTATGGGATCAAAATACAAAAATTGGAAAGGAATTGGTTAATATTTTAAAACCAAGTTTTATTAAATATAAAAATATGAAGCCGACTAATGAAAATATATCAACTATATTATTACCATATTTAATTTATAGATATCAGAATAAAGAAATTAAACCTACTATAGACGATAAACTTAAATATTTGAAAAAGGTAGTTCAAGATGAAGTTATTCCTATAGTTGGACCTAAATTTTCAAGAAAAGCAAAATATATGGGTTTTATGATTCGTAAATTACTATTAGTACATTTAAATTATATTCCTTATGACGATAGAGATAGTTATACTTGTAAAAGAATAGATACTCCAGGTAGGTTAATGGCTAGTTTATTTAGGCAATGTTTTAATAAATTAGTAAAAGATATGATGAAAAGTTTAAATAAAGAAATAAAAAGTAATAAAAATAATAAAGATCCTTTTGATATTATTAATAATAATAACATATATAAGATCATAAAACCCACGCATATTGATGGTGGTATAAAATATGCATGTGCTACTGGTAATTGGGGTGTGAAAACTGTTGGTAAATCGAGAATAAAAGTTGGAACAGCACAAGTGACTAATAGATTAAGCAACCAAAGTTATTTATCTCATATGAGAAGAATTAACTCTCCTAGTGATAAAAAAAATAATAATGGAAAAATTGTTAAACCTAGAAAGCTACATGCTACTATATGGGGTTATATTTGTCCTGTCGAAACACCAGAGGGGCAACCTGTAGGTTTAGTAAAAAATCTGTCACTTTCTTCTAAAATAACTATAAGCATAGATAGTACAAGTGTAAGAGAATTTATAAAGCATAACGGTCTTCAATGTATTGATTCTGTAGAATTTCAAGACTGTAATACCTCCACCTTGGTATTTGTTAATGGTGACTGGATTGGGATTCATAAAAATGGTTCTGAATTAATTAATAAACTTCGCAATTCTAGAAGAGAAGGGCTTTTACATATACACACTGGAGTTTATTGGGATATAAATCTAAATCATATTAAAGTATATACTGATGCTGGAAGGTTAATAAGACCATTGTTGATTGTGGATGATAATAAATTGAATATTACAAAAGAATATATTGATTGTCTAGATAAAAATTTTAAATTTAATCAATTAATAAATCCCAAATTATTTAACAATTTATCAAATAAAAATACTTCTAATTTTAAACCATTCATTGAATATATAGATACTAATGAAATAAATAATTGTTTAATTGCTATGAATCAAGATCAATTAATTAATCAGCCATTTCCTTATATTAATAAATATACACATTGTGAGCTACATCCTGGTCTCATATTAGGTGTATTAGGAAGTGTTATTCCATTTAGTAATCATAATCAATCTCCTAGAAATACGTATCAATGTTTGGATAAACATTCTAAAGTTTTGATGGCAGACAATACTTATAAGAAGTTAAAAGATATACACATTAATGATGAAGTAATGACTTTTAATCCTTATAATTTAAATTTGGTTCCTAGTAAAGTAATTTATCAAATGATAAAGTTTACTGATAAGAAAATGTATAATATCAAAAATATATTAGGAGATGAAATAAAAGCTACATATGATCATAAATTCATGACTGATGTTGGTTGGAAAACTGTTTATGAATTATTTCGCAACAGAAAAATACCTTTTAAACTACCATTAGGTAAATTAAATAGTGAAGAATCTAAAATTAACTATAAAGTTATTAATTCAAAAGATATGGATGTAAAACTATTTGATAAATTAAATATTGATATATTATTTAATTTATATAAGAAATATTATTCTAATAAATTAAAAAATAATACTAAACAAAAACAATTTAATATGTTAAATAATATTTTTAATGATTCTATACGTTATCCTGTGACATTTGAAAACTTTCTCAAATATTTAGATATTTATAATAATATTATCTATTGTTCTATATATTTTATTAGTGAAATCGATAATATAGAAATAGGTGATATTACCACAGAGCATGAAAATCATTCATTTATAGCTAATGGATTTTATGTTCATAATTCAGCTATGGGTAAACAAGCGATGGGTGTTTATTCAATTAATTATCAAGAGAGAATGGATACATTAGGTTATGTAATGAATAATCTAGAAAAAGCTTTAGTTCATACTAAATTTTCTAAATATTTAAACTATAATCATTTAGCTAGTGGTATTAATGCAATTGTTGCTATAGCAAGCTATACTGGTTATAACCAAGAAGACAGTGTAATTTTAAATCAAAGTGCTATTGATAGAGGATTATATGGTGCTACTTTTTATAGAACATATAAAGATGATGAAAAGAAAATACAATCTTCTGGTAGAGAAGAAAAATTTGCTAGGCCAAATCCTAAATATACTCAAGGTATGAAACCATGTAATTATAATAAACTTAATGAATCTGGATTTATTAATAAAGATGAATATGTTACTCAAAATGACATTATTATTGGTAAAATTTTACCATTGAAAAATAAAAAAGAGAATGGTCATCAAATATATAAAGATTGCTCTACTGGTTTAAAAAGTAATGAAACTGGATTTGTAGATAAAGTCTTTACTGATAGAAATGCGGAAGGTTTAAAGTTTGTTAAAACAAGACTAAGAAGTGATAGAAAGCCTATAATTGGAGATAAATTTAGTAGTAGGTGTGGTCAAAAAGGCACTGTCGGCATTGTTTATCCACAAGAACATATGCCTTTTAATGAGGATGGTATTAGTCCAGATATTATAATGAATCCACATGCTATTCCTAGTAGAATGACTATAGGACAAATGATGGAATGTTTATTAGGCAAAGCAACATCAAAATTAGGTGGATTTGGTGACTGTACTCCATTTTGCGATGTAAGCGAATCAAAAATAGGAGAAATATTAGAGGAGAATGGATTAGATTATTGTGGAAATGAAACACTATATAGTGGTGTTACCGGTCAACAAATGGACGTAAAAATTTTTATGGGTCCAACCTACTATCAAAGATTAAAGCATATGGTATTAGACAAAATACATAGTAGAGCCAGTGGACCAGTTGTTCAACTAACTAGACAGCCCGCCGAAGGTAGATCGCGGGATGGTGGATTGAGAATGGGTGAGATGGAAAGAGATTGTATGATAGCACATGGAGCATTATCATTTCTAAAGGAAAGATTGATGGATGTGTCTGACCTATTCAGAATTAATGTATGTAATGTATGTGGTTTATTTGCTGTTGTAAATAAAAAAGAACAATTGTATATGTGTACAAATTGTAAACATTATACAGAATTAAAAGAAATTCAAATACCATATGCATGTAAATTATTAATTCAAGAATTACAAGGTATGATGATCTCACCACAGTTGAAGTTAAAATATAATTAAAATTAAAATTATAATTAAATTGTTAAAATATATAATTTTATATTAATATGAATTTTGATAAATATATTAATAAAGTTATATTAGTTAAACTTCCAAATAATAAAAATCCAAGATACAGATGGATTGTAAAAAAGAAAGAAAATGGTAGATATGTTGTGAGAGCTCCTAAAATAGGAGTTTATATTAGAAATTTACGTTTTAAAAAGGATAATGATTATGGTAAAGAACACTTATTGCCATTAAAATCATATTTATTTAAATATTAATTTTTTTTTTGAATTTTTTTTTTTGCTACTATCTTGTTTTACTTTAACTTTATTTTTTAAAATAGGTAAACTTTTATTATAATAATAAAAAATTTTGTCTTCTTTATCTTTAATAAATTCTTTAAAACTTTTATTTAAGCCCATTGTTTTAAGATTTATTATAATACAAAGAAAAAATATTATTAAAATTTATACATAATTAATTAATTTTTATATAAACTTAATATTATTTTACATATTTCAAAAAACATTATACATTTTATTAGTAATTATACATTTATTTACGTTATAATTTAAAATATAAATATTGTAGTTATAATTAAATATGATTATTGGTTGGGATATTGGTATAAAAAATTTATCATACTGTATATTAGAGCAAATTAATATAGAAAATGATAATAAAGTAGAAAATGATAATAAAGTAGAAAATGATAATAAAGTAGAAAATGATAATCAAGTAGAAAATGATAATCAAGTAGAAAATGATAATAAAGTAGAAAATGATAATCAAGTAGAAAATGATAATAAAGTAGAAAATGATAATCAAGTAGAAAATGATAATCAAGTAGAAAATGATAATGATATATTTAGTTATAACCATAAAAAATATAGAATTATAGATTGGAATGTTATTAATTTATCTGAAAATATTGAAACCAATAATAATAAAAAAGGTAATATATCTTTATTAAACCTTCCTAATATAGGGTGTAATAGTTGTAATAATAATAAACAATGTAAATTAAATTCAAAATATGTAGAAAGAAATTTAAGTGATAATAAATATGTAGGATTATGTAATAAACATTATTGTAAAGTAATTAAAAATGATTCTAGCTTAAATAAGAAATATTTAGAAATTAATATCAAAAAGCATGCATGTTCTTATTTAGATAATGATAAAAACGACACTATATGTGATAAAAAAGCATTTTATGTTAAAAAAAAGCATGTATATGAAAAACTTTGTAAAACTCATTATAAAAAATTAATTGAATCAAACCAATACAGTGAATCTGATTTTTATAAGATTGATTTAAATACTAAAATTCAAACATCAAGCTTAACAAATTTAGGATTATCATTATATCAGGAACTTGATAAAATACCTAATATTCTGAACACAAAGGTTGTATTACTAGAAAATCAACCAGTTCTAAAGAATCCTACTATGAAATCAATGCAGATGTTTGTATATTCTTATTTTATAATGAATGGTATAATGAAAGATAATAATTCAATTAATAAGATTCAATGCTATTCGGCTTCCAAAAAATTAGACTTACTTAATTTTTTACCAGATGATGTTAAACTAATTATAAAACAAATTATAAATCCAATAAAAAGTAAATATACTAAAAATAAAAAAATGGCAGTATTAATTACAAAAAATATTATTAGACATAATAAATGGGAAGTATATTTTAACTCTAATTCTAAAAAAGATGATTTAGCAGATTCACTACTAATGACGCTTCACTATTTAAATAAGCAAAAATAATAATAAGGAATCATAATAATAATAAGGAGTAATAAGAATAATAATAATAAGAATAATAATAATAAGAATAATAATAAGAATAATAATAAGAATAATTAAATCTTATATTCCATGTTTTATTAATTATTAATTATCTTAATTACTAGTGTTTTATTTAATATTTTATTATTTAACTTAAATATTTTTGAATCTTTATATATTTAATATTTAAATAATTGCGTTAATAAATTTTTTATTCTTTCATATATAAATTAAAATGGATGAAATTGATTTGGATCTAAGTTCACTTGATTTAAAAACAATAGATTTAAATAGTGGGGAAAATAACAATACTAATTTAAATACTATAAATAATAATAATAATCAACCAGATTTATCAATATCTACATCTAATGATGATTTACTACCAAGTTCTAATTCTATTGATATTGATTTAGGATTGAATCTATTAGCAAATAAAAGTAAACAAAAGCCAGTAGATGATAATAACTCTTTGAATACAAGTGGTAATTCAAATAATCAAAATAATAATTTATCAGAAACTAATTTATTTGGATCTTCTATAACAGATACTAATTCTAATAATGATTTATTAAATACTTCATCATTTGATAATATAACAGATATTAATCTTGATAAGGAATTAAATGATATAAATTCAAATTTGAATCGTGATAAAAATGATATGAGTGGACCCGGATTACCAGATTTTAATAAATCAACTGATTCAAGTTCTAGTAATAATTTTAGTAATAATAATAATAATTTTAGCACTAATTATAATAGTTTTAATACAAGCAATACAGAAGGTATGAGTTATGAGGATATTCAAAAGGCTAAATTTGACTTACTATGTAAATTTGAAAGATTAAGAGATAAAGGGGTAAAGATTCCTAAAACATTTAGTATGAGTAGCGATTATGAAGAGATGAAATATGAATATGATAGGCTAGTTCACCAAAGAAAAATGCAGAATAGTGTAAAAATGCAGAGGCAAATGCTGATATCTTTTGTTACAGGAGCAGAGTTTTTAAATTCTAAATTTGACCCATTTGATTTAAAATTAGATAATTGGAGCGAAAATGTAAATGAAAATATTAATGATTACGATGATATTTTTGAAGAATTATATGAAAAATATAAAGATAGTGCTAACATGGCACCTGAATTAAGATTAATGTTTACTTTAGCTGGAAGTGCTTTTATGTACCATTTAAGTAATACTATGTTTAAAAGTTCATTACCTAATATGAATGATGTTATGAGACAAAACCCGGATTTAATGAAGCAATTTAGTGAAGCAACTATGAATACTATGGGTCAACAAAACCCGGGATTTGCTGGGTTTATGGGAAATATGATGAACAATAATAATAATAATGATTCACCTCCTAAATTTAATCCAATGGATAAACCACCATTTTCAAATCCAACAGCACCACCAAGAGATGATATTAATTTGAATAGTTCTCCTCCTGATATTGATAGTTTAATAAGAAATATTTCAGAATCAGGTGATAATGATAGAGAAGTTAATATTCAAATATAATTAATTAAGAATTAACCTAAAATTTAAAAAGTTGAATAAATTTAATTATAATTATATGAATTATTTAATCCTATACATGATTTAACCATATACATGATTTAATATATACCTTAACCATTAAGAGGATAAAATGCTGTTCCTCTTTTTAAGATATCTTCTTTTTTATATATTTTATCAAAACTTACAGGTGGGCCATTTTTTGTTAAATTTTGTGGACTTAATTTCATATCATATCTACATCCGGATATATCATATCCTTGTTTATCATTTGGACCTACTTGAGTTAGTAAATCTTTTTCACAAAATAATTTTCTATTTAAATTTTTGTTTACCATCTCATTAATATCTTCTTCGCTATTTATTAATAATTTATTTTTAGATTCAATGTTCTGATTAGATCTATTCATATTTGTAAATCCTTCCTCAGTATTTATCTCTGGTAAATTTGGATTATTATTCTCTAACTCTTCAGATAACATTTCCTCTTCAGGATTATTTGATTCAAATTCTTCTTCAATTCTATCCATATCTTCGGTTGTAATATTGTCCATTTCTTCTGATGTAATTGAATTTTTTAGATTTTTTAAAATTTCATTACTCATTTCCTCTGATGTAACTGAATCCTCAAAAGGTTCAATATTATTTTGAAATATATAATATAAATAGGAGAATATTAAGACTAACATTACTCCTACTGGAGTATTAAGAAATAATGTTAATATAATAATTGTTATTAATAAATATCTATTTGTATCATTAGTAAATAATAATCGTAATTGAGGAATTTCTCTATTTATTATTTTGAAAAATACCATAAATAATACACATGCTAGAATAGCTAAACATGTTTGAACATCACAACAATAAGATTTACCCATATTTATATTAAGTAATATAAAATTTATTTAGAATTTATTTAAAATTAATTATAAATTTATAATTAAAATAAATTATTTTATTTATACTTATTATGATTATTAAATAATTACTTATTTTATAATTGGAAACAAAAATTAAATAATAATTATTATTTTCAATTATTATAATAAATGGAAAAACCAAAAACATTAAGAGAACATTTAGAAGATGATTTTAAAAAATTTAAAAAATTTATTAAGGAAAAAAAAAATTATATATTTTGGATTATTGTTATGTTTATTACAATTCAATTTACAGATGTATTAAGTTTAGGTGCTTCATGGGATGAAATGGTTAAACAAAATCCGTACTTAAAAAAAAATGGCACAGTGTTAAGAGGTGGAAGACCATTTCGTTCACAAGAACATACAGATTTTTTACAAGCTAAAAGATCTTTCGAAGCAAAATATAAAGGTAACCTTAATAACAATCCTAGAGAAAAAAAAGAACTAAAGAAAAAGAGAGATGCTTCAATAAGTGCTGCAAAAAAAAAAAGAGATGCAGATAAAAAAGCAAGAAAAGAAGCTAAAACTAAAGAAGCACAAGGCTCTTTTAAAGAAGCTCAAGATAGGCAAGCAATACGTGATGCTAAAAAAAAAGATAAAAAAAAAACACCAGGAATAGGCAAATCATTTCAATCTTTCAGAGAAGGGGGTCCGATGGTTAAAATTTTTGGTAATATGTTCAATATGTTTAGAGCATCATTAGCTATATTTGCTATATTACTAGCATTAGCTGGTGCAGCATCAATTCCTGTTATATTATTTTTAGTATTAACATATAAGATTTTAGAATTTTTAGCAGGTAAATTACAACAATTGTAGTATTATTTATATTTAAATAAAATATAGAATGTAATATCCTATTATTTAATAAAATATCTAATTAAATAAATAATGAATACATTTGATAAAATTAGCTATCATTTATGTAATCTTAAAGATAGTGCTGATAATTATATAAATGATTTATTGAATGAGAAGGAATTTATAATAAATGATGATGATGATTTATACACAAAAATTAATAAGTTTACAATATCTAATAAAAAAAAAATAATAATAATAATTGTATTTTCATTACTTATAATTCTACTAAATAATGATTTGTTATTTAATACTACTGCTAATTCTACTAAAATTTTGAAAGGTGGAGTTAAAGGTTTACAGGCAAGACAAGATAGAGCTGAGATGCGATCATATAATTTGAAGAATAGAAAAGGGGAAATGTTATCTAATGCTGCTGGTAAAGCAGGTCGGGCTGCTTTAAGAGCCGGTAATAAAGCAGTTGAAGGTTTTAAAGCATTTTCAACATTCATATATTTAGTATTATTTCAAATAGCAATATTTGCAGTTACATGTTTAATATTAGGACCAGCAGTAGGATTTACATTCATTGCTATAGTATCATTCGCTTTATTAAAAAAAAAAATATTATATCTAAAAAGTTTATAAATAATTAATCAATCCCTATTCTGTCATCAGATTGTAATTTTTTTAATTCATAGATATTATAATTTATTGGTTTATTATTATTCTGATAAGGTAATGAACCTTGATTATTTTTTATATTATTACTTAATTCTTTAAGATTATTAACCAATTCTTCTTTATTAAAATATTTATTATACATTTTATTTACAGTAGTATTTAATTGGTTAGTATTTAAATCATTACTAACAATTACATTTTTTAATTCTGGCATTACTATTTTTTTATGATTTTTATATTTTTCTTTACTACCATTAATAAAATATTCTTTGTTAGCATACCTTATTTGTATTAAAAATAATATAAATAATAATGTAGCTAAATAAGTGTCAATATATTTATAAATAATACCAATTATTATTAACATACATATTTTCATATTATTATTAATTTTATTAGTCAATAATGAATTTCTTAATGAATAATAATTATTAGTAATTTTATATAATAAATAAGCAAATGTTAATCCATAAATAAATCTAAAATATAATTCTATATTTTTAAAATATTTATTAATTTTTGAATTAATATTCATAATTAATTATTAATATTTAATAGAATATTAGATTTTTAATAGAACATTAGATTTTTAAATATATATTATCTTTTTATTTACTTTTTCATAATAATTTTGGTAATTTATACTTTTTAAATTTAAATTTTAATTAAACTTTTTTTTTCAAAAAAAAATTATATGTATTTTATAATATGTGTTCATTAGAAGAAGCTTGGGGAACAACATTTGATAATAAACCAGTAGAAAGTCAAGCAGATGATAGAAAACAACATTCAAATGTACCAGATAATTTAATGTATCCTAACATGGATTATGGTCCAAGTCAAAAAGTTGTTCCAGGAAAACATAGATTTACAAGAGGAGTACATTCTAAATTAACTAGAAAACCTAGAATGACTAAACAAAATTTACATAATGGTGCTATGAATTTACATGTTGACCAATATGATGTTCAACAAAATAATAGACCTAAATATTTAGATTTATATCCAAAACCAGCTGATTTAATACCAAATAGTGATACCTATCCTATGCCTGTGGAAACAGTGATACCTGAAGAAGTAGAATCTGAAGATAATAATCTCGAATACATGCAGAATATTCCTAAACCCTTAACAACTAAACAACATGGTAATGCTGTCGTTAATTTTAAAGGTGATTTAAATGATGAAGAAAGTGACCAGGATTATTATAATTTTAATGAAGCTTTTCAGGTAAGTAATACTGTCGATAATTTTATGAATATGGGATTAAATATGTATTCAAATGTTAATCAAAATAATACAAACAGTAATTTTGAAAAAATAAAAAATAATAATCCAAATAATTTTAAGAGAATGGATAAATCTTTATATGATATGGATCTTAATAATAATAATACAAATAGTAATAATACTAAAAAAGATAATGATTACGATGAAGAAGAATTTTACAAAATAAGTAATAATACAAATTCATTATCAAATGATGAAGTTTTAAAATTATTAAATGTAATATTGGGTAAATTAGAAAAAGTAGAAACTAAAATAAATAAAAATACATTTAATATACACGATAAATTATTATTAATATTAGTTACTAGTTTATTGAGTGTATTTTTATATTGTATGATATCAAAATCTATCTGCAGTAAATAAATCATTTGTTAAATTACTAATATTCATAATATCAGTTGGATGATATATTAATTCTTTACTATTAATATCCATTATATCTCTGAACTGATTATATTCTAATTTTTTTTGTTCTTTGTTTATTTCTGAACCTGATTTTTTATTTATTTTCCATGATATATATAATATATTTGGATGAGAATATTGAACTTGAAATCCATTGGAAATTAATTGTTCCATTATATAAATGGTACAGTTAATCATATTATAAAGTGGTACTCCATAATAAAAACTGGGACAACTAAAAAAACAACAACAATCATTAGTTTTCTTATTAGTGATTACAATTCTGCGATAACACAATTCTAAAATTTTTTCATAAGTTGCTGTTTTCTTTTTCTCTCTATCTAAAATCTCTTTATGTAATTTATCTATACTAAGCATTTTATACTATTTATTAATTAATTACACTTTTTTTAGAAAAATTAACTAAAAAATAAATATAATTATATTATAATAATTAAAATGAATAAAACCTTATTTAATAATGAAGTTTGTTCTGGCTCAATTACCGATCAGGGAGATGGTGATATACAAATTGATGGTCGAATTAATAGTTTAGGTAATGGTAAATTATATTATTGGGCAGCAGCTCCACCAACATATGGTACCAGTTTTTCTGGTAGTGGTCATCCATACGCAAATCCAATTATGGCATATGACCAAACTACTAATAAAGGTTTAGTTGAAACTAAGAATGGAAATTTCACTATAAGAATTAAATACCCAAATGCTTATTATGTAGGTCTTGGTTCATTATATGTACCACCTCATGTAAATTTTAAAATGTGCTCAAATGGTTCAGAAGATAAATACTTTAGCGTAAAAATAGATAACGGTATTCCATTTAGAACATTAACTTATCCATCACCACCTAGTAATAAACCTAGAATTAGTCCAATGTTTTATTATGAGTGTGAAAAAGGTGCTAGAAGCCAAGAGCAGATATTAAGAGCTAGTGGCTATCCGGATGTTAATGTAATGCCAGATAATTTTTGGGGAGATAGGCCTCCTCGATAAGTATATTCACATTTCTTTTTTATATTTAAGCTATTCTTTTTAGATAGGCATTATATAATAAAATAAAAAAAATATATTTAGTTTATCTATTAAATTAAATAATTATAAATATAAAATTATTAATATAAAATTATTGATAAATTATTGGCATAATAAAATATTATTAACATAACATAATATATTTTAATGCCCATATCTACAATTACCTTTAGCATGATATTTACAACTATCTCCAAATTTACATTGAATTGCTTTTCTTCTGATTTTAATTCTGTCATTCTCTGAAAGAATTCTAATAGTTGGAGAAGGAGGACGAGGAGGAGGAAGTGGATTATCTTCTAAAAAATCTGCCTTAATATTAATATTAATTAATATAGCACTAATAGCTTCATGTTTTATTCTACATTTACAATTTACATCTATTGTATCACTATCACTATAAAAACTTAAGTTATCTAAACCATTTGAATTAACTTGACCTTCATCATTACAATAGTTGTTTATAAAATTACTATTTGGTTCTATATAATCGGAGTAAATATCATCTTTCTCATTATCTAAATCATTATCTGAATCATTATCTGAATCATTATCTGAATCATTATCTGAATCATTATCTGTACAGTAATCGTATAGTCTTATTTTCTTATAAGTTACTTTCACTTTATAAATTGTCATTTTAAATTTCAGTTATTCCGATGAACTAGAATTTATTTTGATAATATATATATCAATTTTTTATATTATATTTATTTATTTTATATTTTATTAGTAAAATATTTAATATAAATATATTTTGTATTAACTAATAAAAATACTATGGTAGAAATACAATATTTAGATTTGTCTCTAGAAGATTTTATTAAATTTTCAAAAAATAATTCTTCCAAATTAATTGTAATTGATTTTAATGCCACATGGTGTAAGCCATGTAAACAAGTAAAACCATTTGTTGAAAATATGGTGTCTGAATATCCGGACGTTATTTTTTATCAAGTAGATATAGAAAATGACGAAAGAGCAGATATTGTAGAGGCATTTAATATAACTGCATTACCTACATTTATTTATTATAAAAATGGAGAAATACAGCATACATTATTAGGCACATCTGAAAATGATATTGAAAATAAAATTAATCAATTTATCTAAAATATAATTTAATATAAATATTTACTATTTTTACTATATATTTTTTGTTGAAATATATTTTATTTTTTATTTTTGTTAAAATTTATTTATTATTATATTTAACTATTATATATGATTGACCCTAATTTGAAATGCTTAGCTCAAAAATATGTGTGTAATAAGCTTATATGTCGTAAGTGCTATGCTAGATTACATGTCAAATCTACAAATTGTAGAAAATGTCATAGTAACAATCTACGATTAAAAAAAAAATTAAATTAGTAATGAATAACAAAGTATTTGATTGTTAAAAAGCATAAAAAGCTAACAAAATATTATTAATTATCTAATAAATTTACCTCTACATAGAGGACAGGTAGGTTCAGGTTTATTATCACAACCTGTGAAATTATTACACATTTTATTACATTTACCAAATTTCCAATAATAGTCACATTTTGATTCTCTCAGTTTTATGTGACATTCTTTACACAGATAGTGATCACCTTCACATTTATTTTTAATCATTTCCGATTTTTTAATTTCTGAGTAACATATAGGACATTCTAATTCTAAACATAAGTCACAATTTGGATTGTGAGTATAACAATCTCTACACAAAACATGACTGCACTTTTTAGTATCAGTATAGGCAACACTCTCACATGTATCACTGTTAAAACATCCTTCACACAATCCTACTATTATTTTACATCTAGAACATTCTAAATATATAGAATTATAATAGTTAATATTATAATAGCAATCCAAGCAAATGTGACCATTATCTTTATTTTGAAGAACTAACAATAAATTAGTTAATCTTGAAATAGTAATCCTACATATTTCCAAATTATGTTCTCCAAATAATTTTAATGATATTTTTGATTTATTTGACCTCATAATTAAATTGTCTATAATCAAATTACTGCTATTTATACCTTCATATTTTATTCTAAATTTATGAATTAAAACTATATGTTGGTCAATTATTTTGTCCCATTTCTTTTTATATTTTATTATTGATGTAATATAATTTTCACACTCTTTTATCATTTCTTTCACATAATTAACATCTTTACTATTAAATAGTACATTTATATTAAAGCTTAAGTGATCATTTATTACATAATTAGAAGGTATTAAAGCACTTTGTTTTAATATCTTAAAATATTCCTGTTCAAAATTACCCTTTTTAAATATTTTTAAAAAGGACATATTTATCTCTAAACTAAATTAAAAAAAAATCAATTTTCATCTAAAAAAAAATTTTTATTTTATTTTTTTTTTAAATTTTATAAAATAATTAAATACTATATCATTTAAAATATAACAAATATTTGATATAACTCAATACATATTAAGTCTTTAAGGATGCCTAAATTTACATGTAGTATTTTTAAACCGGCATTTATTTCCATACTTACATAATTTCATATTTTTTTTTTTAGATTTTGGTTTATACTTAGTTACACAATAATCACTACAGTAATGATATGGATTAGTAATATTTGGACACCACGCCCATCCACGTGTTTTACTTAATTTAGTTGATACTGTTGGACATTGATTTAAATTACTTAAATTTGGCTTTGATTTAGGTCCGTAGTATGGATTTTCTGTTAAATATTTCTCTTTAATATTAACATCAACTAGTACTAATCTAGCACATTTAATGGCTTCGACATTAATTTTGTTACTTGTGTTTGTCAAATTTAAATAAGAGTAGCTTGAATCATTTTTAAATAATAATTTAAGACTCTCTAAAAAGTATTCATATATCTTACAAATACCGTTTGGTGTAAATTCGCCAGACTTGTTAACATATAAACTGTGAGCTATAACATTATGAACAGGATGAGGGTCAAGATATACAGATAATTCTTTAATACCAGGATTTAAGCCTATTGGTTTTATTTCAAAATTTATTTGAATCTTCCATTGCTTTTTTGGTTCAGAAGTCATTATTATAGGAGATAATTGTTGATAAAAAAATCAATTTTTATTACTATTTTAAGATTTGAATTAACAATATTAATATCTGAATCAAATTTATTAATCAAGTATTTAAATTTGATTCAAATCATATTAATTTATCTTAAATTACAGCTAATGTGTCTTTTAAGGTCCAACGCATCTCCAATTGATCTTAGAGCGCAGTTATTATAGAAAGTAATAACATGAGTCAATTTTTCTAATATCAAAGCGTGATCATTATTAAAACCATCATATAAGTAATGTGGATTAAATGATGACATTAGTTTATCAATACATCTATCTACATTCTCGTCAATACCTTCAGTTACTATATTTTTACATCTATTCAATATTTTAATTATAGTTTTCATCACATCTTTATTTATCTGTTGTCTAATTTCGTCGCGAGATTTAGCTGTTTCATCATCGTAATTAGGGGGTGCTTGATTTGAGTTGGTTTCCATTTTTAATATAATTTATACTAATTGAAAACAAAATTCAATTTTAGAAATTAAGTTAATAAAAATTAAATTTTATAATAATTATAATAAATGAATAAAAGTGATAGAGTTAATAAATTAATTATAAAACAAAATAAAAGATTGAAAGATTTATTAGAAATTAAAAGTGAACAAATAAAAAAAATAAAAGTTAGTATTCATACTGATAATACAGATATTCTAGATATTTTAATAAATTATAGTATAGATAATAATTGTGATCTTAGACAAATCTTTAACAATTTTAAAATAAATTACAACTTAGATAAAATTAACAACATTAATTATTTAGACAATATAGATATAGGTGATTCTACCAAAATATTAGATATAATTAATAATATTATATCTAATGATGAAAATATAATTAAAATAAAAAATTGTAAACTAGAAATAAAAAAGGATTCAGAGGCTATTAAAAGGTTAGAACATGATAACAAATATTTAGTTAAACATAAAGATACTATCAAACATAAGCATGAAAACTCATTAATAAAAGAAAAAGATATCCTTCAAAAAGAAAATGCTAGAATAAATATTAAACTACTCCAATTAAATAATGATTTTTTTATAAATGTATATGAATTTTATTCTAGCATTGACAATAATGTAGATTTAATTAAAATTAATTACAAATTATTAAAAGATAAAGATAGTCAAATTAATATATTGAATTTTAATAAATTAAATGATAGATATAAAAATTTGAATAAGATAATTAAACAGAAGAATAAAAATAATAAATTTAAAGATGAACAAAATATTCTAGCTTTAAAGAAAACAGAACTGACACAACAACTTAATGCTATAAATAATATTCAAAACAGATTTAATTATTACAAATCAATTGTTTTAAATAACAATATTGACTTATTTAACCGGTATATTGATGTTTATAATTTATTAAAGATTGATAGCTTCTGTTTGGAGGAAGATAATAATGTAAAAAAAGATAAGCTAGATTACTCTTTAAGACTATTAAGTATTAAAAAGGTACGAATAACTAGAAATTTAGAGTCTATAGATAGACAAATTCAAGTTATAAATAATGATTATAATAATCAAAATAATTGTCCAAAAAAGTATTATAAGCAAGATATAACATCTCTTAAAAACGAAAAGCAACAAATTTATAAAGATATTGAGAACAAAATTTCAAATATTAATATAATATATCTTAATTTAGTAAGATTCATAGGTTCATATTATGATAATTATGATAAATATATGATTCAAAAGGATAGATCTATAAAAAGATTAAAGATTATGACATCTAGATTTACAAAAGAAGAAGATGATATGATACAAAATAATAAAGATACAATAACAGATAATAAAAATAAAATTAAGCTATTAACAAAAAATATTAAGGAATGTGAATTGAATATTACAACCGAATACAATATTAATAAAGTTAAAAATGATTATTTTAATAAATTATTATTATTATATCAACAATTAGATAAGATTAATAATGATATTAAATTAGTTAATGATAATATTAAATATTTACAATAATAAATAATAACTAGTAATGACTAGTAATAATATTAATGACTAGTAATAACTAGTAATAATAACTAGTAATGACTAGTAATAATAGTAATAACTAGTAATAACTAGTAATAATAATCAGTAATAATTCTGTAGTAATAATCAGTAATGGTTATTCATGCATATATTAATTTATTATTAAAATAAATATTGGAATTTACTTAATAATGAAATATTTCTACAATTTAGCATTATAGATGAATTATTAGAATAAATATAATAATACCAGTTATATGGAATATATATCATATTACCTTCTCTTACAATAATCTCTATAAATTCTATAGGTGATTCCTCTTGATTTATTATATCTTTAATATTTTTATCTGATATAGAATGATTAAAATTACCTAATTTTATATACTCTGATGGAGGTATTAAAATAATTCTAGATTCACCAGTTAAAGTTCCATAAAGTTGTAATAAGTTATCTTGTTTTGTGACAAATATTGGTGATTCATAGTTATAACTTATACTTGTAATATCAATATTCCAATCATATGAAAATGGTAAATTATGTATAGATAAATAAATTTTTATTGATTCTGTCAAATTTAATTCATTCTTGATATTTTTGCTATTATTTACAATTGATGATATTTCTTGACAATCTTTGCCTAATAAAGCTGATACTTTATCCCATAATTGTATTTCTTTTTGTAATATAATAGGACTATTCTCTAAATAAAACTCTTGTAATGTTAAAATAGATGGTTGACATGCTTGTATTATATTCATGTTATTATTGATTTTTTTAATTTTTTTAATATGCTTGAAAATTAACCATAAAATAATTATCAATAATATTAAAATTAATACTAATATTAGATATATTATCATTATTACTATTAATATAAAAATATTACATTATTAAAACATAATAATTTATTAATGTGAGTATTTTTCAATTTATACTATTATTTTTTTAAACATACAATAATTAACAAAAAAACAATTTAAACATATTATAGTATATTTATACATACAATACTTATAAATTCAAAATGTCTAATACTAATACCGAAATGCCATCATCAAGCGACAGACTGCTTGGCTGTGTAAAATGGTTTGACAATGAACTAAATTATGGCTTTGTAACTGTAATTAGTCCAGGAGAGCATTATGAGAAGGATATTTTTGCTCATCAAACTAATATTAAAACGTCTAGTGAGGACACATACAGAACACTTTATAGTGGAGAATGTATTGAGTTCGTATTGACTAGTACTACTAATGATAAACATCCATATCATGCCACTGAAATTACAGCATTCCAAGGTAATAAACTTCAATGCGAATCTGGTGTTCATCGTCGAGATAGTAGACGACGATTTAATGGACAAGGTGGTAATAGCTCTTACAGAGGACGTGGAAGGGGAGGACGAGGAAGAGGAGGTCATCCTGGTCGACAAAATAGACGTGACAATGCTGAGCAACCTGTTGAAGAGAATTAATTAAAGTTTAATTTATTTTTTTATAATATTTTATATCTATATTATTAATAAATTAATAATATGAAAATAAAAATACCAAAAAAAGGAAATTTGATAATTATAACATTACTTTTAGGTATTGTATTATTATCATGTATTATATGTCATTATTATTATGACAAAATGATAAATAAAGAGAAATTTGATAATACTGGATCACTATCTGAAGGAACATATTATATAGAATCTAAAAAATATCCTGGTAAATTTTTAATAATTCCCCAAAGTGATGATGGTTATTATTCGATAAAGAAAGTAGAAAATGATGAAAGTGATGATACTGATGATACATATCATATTAATACTAAAGAAGAAAAATTAGGATTTCTTGAATTAAAAATTGGTCAACATAATGGAAGTAAAGTTCAAATTACTGAAAGTCCAACTAAACATATTAATTTTTATATAGAAAATACATCAGAAGATGAACGTAATGAAACTCAAACTATTTATTTACTAGATAATAATACTTTAACAATTACAAACTCTACACCCAAAGTATTAGATGATGGTAAATTTGGTTTTACATATCAATCTAATAATGATGGTTCATATGTTTTTAAAGTAAAAGATTATGTTAAAATGGTAACTAATCCAACAACAACAGCAGAAGAACCAACAACAACAGCAGCAGCATCACAAACACCAGGAGCTACACAAATTCCTATAGATTTAGTAAGTAGCGAACTTAATAAATATCTTAGTATGGATGCTTCAAATGTACCATATTATCCAGTAACTGATACTAAATCACATTTAGGAAAGGTAACTATTGTAGATTATATTACTGATTCTGAGAAATTTTACTTTTATGATAAAAATCATTTTCCGGTTGTATCATTTTTATTTGAAAAGGTAGACAATTATTATTATCAAAATGATGAAAAATACAGTAGAATAAATAAACCAAAATTATATATATCTAATGTAGTTCAAGGTGATGAATTAAAATTATATAATGATAGTGTTGGAAAATTAGAAATATTCTATTTAGATTTAGTTGATAAAAGCCGTGGTTTAAATAATGAAAATTATAAGAATGATATAGTAAAAATAGCCCAAAATAATAAATATTGGTCTATTGATAAAAAAGGTTTTATAAGATGTAATACTACTAAAAAAAATGGTACTTCATTTAAATTATCTGAGTATAATGATAATAGAAGTGATAAAAGACAATATTATTTACAAGATATAGATACAGGTAATTTTTTAACAATAAATCCTGAAGGAGAATTATTAATGAATTATGATCATTATAAGGAATCTAAAGAAACTCAAGATAACATAGATAAAAGAGTTATTTTAAATCTGGAACCAGTAGAGAAATATGCTATATTAGACATGCATGATTATGCTGATACTGAAATGAATAATATTAATAATAATATAAAAGAATGTATAAATAAAACTTTTAACTATTTAATATATCCAAGACATTATACTATACAAGAAAGATTAGAAGAACATCATGTAAAACAGTCTAAAACAGAATTTTTATTTGACCCAGAAAGAGCATATTGTTTTAAAAAAAATAGTGTGTATTTGTCATTTATAGAATATGATGAAAACAAAGAAAAGACAAAAAAAAAAATTATAGATAGGGATACTAAGTTAAAAGATATGGAAGTAGCCCAGAATGAATTACAATCAGCACAGTTTGATTTAGATAGAAAATCTACACAATTAGCTGAGGCAAATATATTCATGCAAAATATCACAGATAAAATGAAAAAAGTAAAACAATATAACTTATATTTTTATGGAAAACTTGAAGAAACTGATGAATATATTTCATTAAAAGCTAGTTTAGATGAAATAGAAAAAAAAATTTCAGATTTGAAAGAAAAAATTGAAATTAAGCAAAATGAAGTTGAAAATAAACAAATAAAAGTTGATGAACTTAAAAGAGATACCGAATATCAAGAAGTTGATGTTTTTGAAACTAAATCTGAACTTACAAATAAATTCAGATTTAGAATTGTTCAAGATGAATTTGGATTTTATATGTTTGAATCATTGGGATATAAAGATAGTAAAAATGTAAAGGGTAAGTATCTTAAGCACAAAAATGATAAAATAGTAGGATTTGAAGATTATAAATCTTATGATACAGATAAAAATTATTTAAAAACATTTAAGTTTGATATTAAAGTAAACGATACAAGCGCCGATATTTATACATATGATATATATACAGTTGATATTAATCCTGAAACAAAAAGATATACAAGTAAAAGTAAAATAGGTAATTTAGGACAAATAAATATATTACCTGTTTCTTATGAAATATACAAATATAAACCAGTTGATACAACTAATACATCAGATAATAGTTTATTAAAAGAGAAAAGAGTTAATGAAGATGAAACACTATACATATATCGAGGTATAAGTTTGAATGTAGATTTTACAAGTGGAACTGATACCAATAAGAAAGAATTTAAACATATTGAATTCTTTCCTAGATTTAAACCGGAAATATATGAAGGTATGAGAATTACAGGAGAAGATGACTCTGAGTTTATAGGTTCACTTTATAAAGAACATCATAAACCATTATCATTATCTAAATTAATACCAGAAAATACCAAAATATGTGTACATCCTGCTATGAATTTCACATATGGAACAGGACAAACAAAAAAAATAAAATCTAATAAAATTAATAATTATTATTATAAAGAAACTACTAATTTACAAGCCCATTATGTTGAAAGAGTAGATGATGATAATAATTTCACATGTAAAGATATTCAAAAATTAAATTTATTGAGGTTAATAGAAGTTGATGGAAATTACATAATTACAAGTTCAACTGATTTAAAATATAAAAAATCTGTATATAAATGTCCTTGTGATTGTTTTGATACAGATGTATTAGATGCTGATAAAGGTTTAAGAAAATTAAATAGATTTACAAAACAAGGTTTGAATGGTGTATTAAATAGTGTTGATGGTATATTGTCAGAAAGAACAAAAGATATGACAGAGATTAGAACAGTAGTTGATGGATTATTAAATAGGCCATTAAATACACAATTTGAAATATATGAAACTAATAATTTAATAGATACTAATCCTTATAGCAATAAAGATGAAGTTGATAACTATTATAGAGAAAAAGCAATGGAAGGATATCAAAATATGTTAGATGATTATGATTTTGATACTATGTTCAATAAAGATGTAATTGATTTATTTAAGGGAGAATATAAAATATTTCCTGGTCAATTTATCTTGTTAGAAGATTGTAAACTTATTATTGACTCAAATTATGTATCTATTAATAAATATGACTATCCTATTATAAAATTTCAATATAATTCTACCAAACGTATAGAGTCGCCTTATAAAAACTTTCTAGCTATACAATTTACAATCGTTAATACTGATAATAGAATATCAGATTACGAAACCAAACAAATTATTAAATTACTTGAGACATTAGGTCTAAAAACTCCAAATTATATTTATATATCTAAACATGGAGTTCAACTTGATAATGATAAAATGCAGATTCATTATAAATTTAGTGATAGACAATATTCAACACTATTCCAAATGTATAAAATTAAATAAAAATTAAATATAAGTAATCATTTAATTATGTTTTAACCTTTTTAATTATTAATTTAAAATAGTTCATATATTATATTAATTATTAAAAATATAAATGAGTTTACCTAATGATTTATTTACTAACTTTGAATGTAAAAATAAATCGCTTAATAATTTATTAAATAATAAAAAATCATTGGTTGATAATAACACTAATAATAATAATTATAATAACAATAATAATAATTATAATAAAAATAATAATAATTATAATAACAATAATAATAATTATAATAACAATAATAATAATTATAATAACAATAATAATTATTATAATAACAATAATAATAATAACACTAATCGTAATAATAATAATAACAATATTGAACCCATAATTAAAGCAAGTTATATTCAATATACTACACTATACCCAATAAGAACAGCTATTAAATGTCAATATATTTATAATAAATCAGTTTTTTATACTTTTAATAAAATATTATTTCATAAAGATAAAATACGAATATATCGAGGTATAATACCAAATGTTAGTAAATCTATTCTAGGTAGAGTCGGTGATTTATCTATCTATTCTGATATTGATAATAGGATGCATGATAGCAGTATCATAATAAAATCATTCACATCATCAAGCATATCTACTACATTTAAAACATTTTTAATGCCTTTAGATGTTATTGGCAATATATATCAAGTACATGGTAAGGACGGTAACTATATAATTAAAAAACATATGTCTACAATATATATTAATAAATTAAAATTTCTATATCGGGGAACTATAACCTATGGGTTACTTTCATACTTATCTACTAGTTTATGGCTTTCTAGTTTTAATATTTTAGACTCAAAAATTCCCAAATATCATAATAATATAGAAAATATGTGTAGAAATGCCGTGATTGGATTTTCAGCTAATATAATATCTGATGTAATCGTAAATCCAATTAGAATATTGAAAACCTATAAGCAAAGCCATGAATTAAACTTATCATATTTTGATATTATTAAAAATATTAGTAAACAAGAATATTTTAAATTTATAACAAGGGGTTTAAAATTAAGAATATTTATGAATTCTTTAAATAATTCTATATTTGTTAGTTTATGGAAATATTTCGATAATTAAAACTTATATTGTTTAATAAAAACCATGCTTAGCTATTTTTTATTAATAATTATAGCCATATTAATATATATTTATATACAATTATCATTATCAATTAAAGTTTGTAAACCAATATCAATATCTTTATTAATTTTTTCTCGTAAACATAATTTAATTTCTTCACTATAATTCATTAAAAACATTTTAAACTCATTATTAATTTTATTATCTAGCTTACCATCATCAAATTCGTCTATCATCTGTTTTATGTACTGTTGACTTGAATCTTTAATTTCTTTCTTATACTTACTATACCAATCTTCTATGATTGATGTTAATGATAATCCTAATTGATCGCTAATCATTTCTATTTTCTGATATAACCAGCGATTACCATCAAAATATTTTACATACGGTTTATTACTATTTGGTTGATATAAGTTTCTATTTTCTTTTATATCAAAATGAATCTTTTTCAAAGTTAAAGGGATACTATTATAAGATCTATCTAGAATGTTTAATATTTCATCTTTACTTATACCAGATATGTTTTCCTTTCCAAGTGCATTTATATTAAATATATTAATTGTGTTAGTTTTATTATTACTATTACTTATTTCTACTTTGTTATTTATTAAGTTATTTACCTTGTTATTTATAGATTTATAATCGTTGCTAGATTCTAACTTAATGTTTGCATTTGAATTATTATAATTAATATTATTATTTTCACTACTATTATCATTATTTAATCTAATATTATCATTATTTAATCTAATATTATCATTAAAAAAATTTTCATTATTAATTCCATTTTCAATATTACTACCTATATTTTTAAAATTTCTATCGTTTTTCTTATAACATTCAATAATTGTAGAGTTTATTTTATTCTTATAATTTTCATATTTCTTTTTTATTTCATTTTTTATAGATTTTGGAATTTTTAGACATACTGTACGCTGATGGCGTTTTAGGTTCTTTTTAAGTATAAAAACTTTACAGTGTTCACATTGTATTTTTTGTCCACCCGATTCTGTTTTTTTTTCACTGTGTAGATTTAGGAGGCATTTGGAGGTATTTGGAGGTATTTGGAGGTATTTGGAGGTATTAGGAGGTAACATACGTTTACAAGGATTTTTACGGTTAAGGTGTCTTTCTAAATAAGATTTAAACTTAAATTCTTTACCACATCTTGAACATATAAATGTCATGTTTTAAACGTAAAATAGAAAATATTTTTAAATTAAAAAACGATTTGATAAATTTGACAAAATTTGACAAAAATTTGACGAAATTTGACAAAATTTGACGAAAATTTGACGTTTTTTGACGTTTTTTGACTGTATTATTGTACCTTTTTGGGTTATGATATTGTTAAATTTAGTAATAAATTGAGTGTATTTAATATATAAAAGTAGTTAAAAAGGTGAAAGGGAATGTAAGATTTGACGATTTGACGATTTGACGTTTTTTTTGAAAAAAATTTAGGAAAAAAAGGGGAGAGAGAGAGATATATTTAGAATTCATTTTTTTTTTAAAAATTTTAAAAATTCTACAAAAAAAAAAATTCTAAGTTTACACATAAAAAAATACTACATAAAATTACATGATAACTTACTTATATTATAATATTTAAATTAGTTACATTTTTTTACATTTTATGTTTAATTAATTTTTTTACATACAATTATATTATATTTTAAGAGACTAAAAATTAAAAAAAAATCAATATTAATAATTTATAATAATTTATAATAATTTATAATAATTTATAATAATTTATAATAAACATTGTAAGATCAGTAGGTATAAATAAGTTAATCACATAATTTTATAAAATAAATAATATGTAAATAATTAAAAATATATTAAAAATATAATAATACAATACTAAAGTTTAATTTCATGACAGGTCATTCTCATTGTTTTCATTAATTCATTATTATGTAAAGGACTAGTCCTAGATTTATGTTTTATCTTATCTTTATCTGTTACTTTCCTTTCCTTTTTATTTAAATTAATAATATTTTGAATTATAGATGTAACATTTTGATTTAACAAATTAGATTTATAAGATGATTTAAAAATATTATATAATTCTCTATAATTATCTTTACTACTTTTAAATTTTAATGATGAATCTAAAAGTTTACCAAATACTTTATTAATTCCTATAAATAAATATACTTTTAAGATATAATAAGAAAATACTGCTGTTTTTTGTACAAATAGTTTATCATTAGTTGAAATATTATTTTTATCTAAATTTCTATTTTTACCTAATTTTTTTTTTTTAAATTCATCCTGTCTTTTTTTTAATTCACGTTGTCTTGTCTTCTCAGATTTATTATAGTCCATCATTCTATCAGTAAAAGGTTTTTTATTTTGAAAAGTAGACATAAATCCTTTGCTAATTATACTTTTAGCATTATTATTTACAGAAACTTTTAAAAAATCTTGATAAGATTCAAAGTTAAAGGTAACTAATATTTTTGCCATTTGTAATAAACAAAAATGGATATGATAAACTAAATGTTTTTTTAATTGTTGATAATATTTTGATTTATTTATTTTAGGGTTATCTATACAAATAATATTTAGTATATGTAAAATATTGGCGACGAGATCATTTATTGATTCATTTATCCTATATTCATTTTTTGGGTTTATATGATGATCCTGAATAAGTTTTTTCTCTATTTCTATTGGATATGTATGAAAATCCATTTCATGGAAATGACATAATTCATGTATAATTGTTTTCATTAATTCTTCTTTTCTAAATATTATGATATCTCTCATATTTGTGAGTCCGGTATTTATATTTTGAGGTGAGTAAATGCTATTTGTATATTTCTGTTTTTCATATAATCTAGCATAATTTTGACTATTTGTAATATCTGATGGTTTAATTTCCTTTTTTAGTTCTGTCATAAAAATTGTTAAATTACTTGGCAGTCTATCTGTTTTCAAATGGTGATTAAAAAATACTATTCTAGACACAATGTGTTTAGCAAACTTTTTAATATTTGATTTAGCAAATGAATTATTACAATAAACTCGTAAATTATCATATGATATAGTTTTTTTCTTTCCGCTACTATTAGATATTGAAAATGAAAAAGAAATTGTTATGAGTATTTTCATTTTTTGATAAATTTCATTTAAAATTTTAACTTTTGTAAATTTATTCAATAAAAGTGAATATTTAGATAATGTAACATATTTCATTAGTATTTCGTTTGGTATTTGACTATTATTATTTAGATGAAATAAGTACTCTATAACTTTTTGAGCTGTTTTGTCATCATCTAAAAAATTGATTAGTTTTTGCTTATCATTAATGTATTTTGATAGATTATTGAATAACCCTTGTATTTCAATATTAGATAATACATTATTGATAATAAACTTATTATTTATTTTATATTTAATAAAGTCTAGTATAATTTGTAAAAAATTAGGTACTTTCATTTTTGTTGGAATATTATTTATATTTATGCTATTGATTGTAAATTTTACATTATTTATATTATCATAAAGCGTGTCTAGAATAGATTTATTTTTATTTATGAAAGAAGACACTAAGTTTTCAACATTTTTATTTAATAAATCTGCTTCAATTGTAGGAGTTGTACTGTTTTTATAATTTGTATTATTTCTAAGTTTTTCTTTTAATTCTTTAGATAGTTTAGTTCCAAACTTAAATGATTTTTTACATAGGTTTAAATCAGTCTGCATTTTACTCTTCATTTTATTGTTTATCAACCTTGTCTTTTTCAATGACTTGGTAGTTCTACTAAGAGATTTTGATTTTTTTTTAACTGGTCTTTTATATCTTTTATTTATTCTAGCATTACTTTTTTTTATTGAGGATTTAGTTTTATTAGGGTATATATTGTTACTAGGGCTATGATTAGTAGATATTTTATTAGTGCTTAGATTATTGAATATATTAAGTTTATTCATATTAAAGTTAAAGTAGAAAAAAGTTAAAGTTAAAGGTCATCCTCATCATCTGCTAATTTATGTATATCAATTAATTCTTCTAGACGATTCGATATGTATTTAGTTAGATATTCTCTATTTTCATATTCGAATTCAATTCTGTTTATCATATCTTTTAAAATTTCCTTAGTTAATAATAAATTGGTATCATCTTCATCATTTGGATTTAATTTTCTTTTTCTAATAGATTTAAAATTTTCCTGTCTAGAATGTCTATTATTTCTTGTTTTATCAGAATTATTTTTTAAATTATTAGATAGTGTATTATCATCTTCATCTTCATCTTCATCAATGTCATCAATATTTTCAAAAGATTCTCTATTATTTTTATTCTTTATATTTTTTAACATTTCTCTTTTATTTTCTAAAATACCTTCATTAAGTTCATTTTTCTTATTCGCTTGGGCTTCTTTATATAAGTTATAAAAATAATCTTTCATAAAATGTTTATCTGGTTTAACAGTATTTTTCTTTTTTCTTTTCTTATTAAATTTATTCTGAAAATTCTCAATATTCATATCACTAACATGTTCATTAATATGAGTAATATTATTTGCTTTATCATGGCTATGGAATAAAGATGTATTTAATATTTGTTTAGTTGGAAAAAAACATATTGCTAAACATAATAATAATAATAATCCAAGCATAAAATTATGATATCCAACAAATAATATAATACATGATATGAAAAACATAGATAATGGATATGAACATATAGTTATTATTGATGATTTGGTTTGATGATTTAATAATTCATAACATCCAATAAACATAATTGATAAACATATTATAAAAAATATCATTTTTGGGTCATTTAATAATCTGCTACTAACATATGATGGTAACAGGAATATTATCGGAAATGTAGGATGATGCATATTTATATTTATAAAATATAAATATTAAAAACATGGTTAGTATGACTAATTTATTTTAAAATCCAGGATTTCCTGTTTTAAAACGTTCTAAATTATTTATATCATTCATAATATTATTATTGGCAGAACTATTACTTGAATTATTGCTTAAATTATTGCTTAAATTTTTGCTTAAATTATTATTTAAACCACCACCAGTCATAGATTTAGTATCACTACTCATTTTTACAGGAGATACACTAGTTGATACCATAGGACAATTAGAAGAATTGCTAAAAAACATACTAACATATAAAGATGCTAGACATGATATATAAGATAAACATGCGAATTTAACATATTCAACTTTAGTAAAATCTTTTTTTTCGAATTTATCATACAAGAATATAAATAATATTGTAACTAATGTACCAGCTAAAGCTTGTATATAAATATTTTTTAAAAAACTTGACATAATTATTTAATAATCTAGATTATGATTTAAAAATTAAAAAAAAAACTAACAAACTTTACATTAACTATTGAAAATATAATTTATAAATCATATCCATATACACCATATTTTCTAAAATCATCATTTAAACTTAATAATTTACAATTTCCATCAGTTTTATCAGTTTGTTTTCTTTTTTTAGTTGGTACAGGTACATTATATTCTTCTTCAGGCATAACTTGTTTAGTAGTGATAGGTACTTCATCTTCTTCAGAAATTACAGTTTCTTCTTTTTCAACACTTTTAGATAAAACTTTTCCAGTTTGATCTACTTTAACAACTTTAGTTATAATTGTCGGTACTTTTATATATTTTATTTCAGCGCACCTAGTTTGTTTCACAGTTGGACATGGTTTTGGTGCTGGACAAGGTGGACGGTCCGGACATGGTTTAGGTTCTGGACACTTAGGTTCTGGACATCTTTTAGGTGGAGGACATGCTGGTGCTGGTGGACATTTTTTACATAATCCAGCACTTACTTTAACTTTTGGTGCTATACAAGGAGGACATTCTTGATTAGGTGGTAATGAAGATTTTTTAACATAAGCAGAATAATCTATTTCTTTTTGAGGTGGACATACTTTTTCAGGGGGTATGCTTGATTTTTTAACATACTGACTTAAATCAATTCTTGGACCTGGTGGTGGTATACTTGATTTTAATACATATTTATCAGAATCCTCTGATTTATCAACAGTACATTTACCCATATTTGGTTGTAATTCAGTTTTTCTTATATATTTAGACATATCAGGTGCATATCCATATCTTATTAATCTTTCCTTTAACTGGGATATAGTATTTCTTAATTGTGAATCACTTTGATTATTAATATCAGCTTTAAGACTTCTTAATAACTCATCATCAGCTCCATCTTGAAAGTTTTCAGTAATTACTTTATTATTATTGTTCAATAAACATAATATAACACAACCTAATAAAATAAATACTAATATGTTCATTAAAACTTTATTTATATCAAGTTTCATTTTATATATAATTATAAAATAATTAGATTAAAAAAATAAAATAATTATATTAAATTATTAGATTGTAAAATAAAATAATTACATGAAATTATTATATTGTAAAATAAAATAATTAGATTGTAAAATAAAATAATTATATTGTAAAATAAAATAATTATATTTTAAAATAAAATAATTATATTGTAAAATAAAATAATTAGATTGTAAAATAAAATAATTAGATTGAAAAAAAATTTAGCATAAGAACTAAACTATAATCCTGTTAAATCACAATTACATTGTCCAACTCTATTTGAGTAATAATCATTATAATTTATTTTAGGACATTCATTACTCGAATCTAATGTTCTTGTTAAATCATTTTCAACTGATGCGAAACTAGATTTATTTTGATGTCTATTTAATAAATCAATAACAGTTGGGTCACTATTGTTACCTATATTTTTAAATGATTCTTTATCTGCCATAACATCTTCATATTTTGCTGTATCACCTGACAGTGTTAATTTAAGTTTTATAGGTTCTTTATTACCAAATACGTTTTCTGTTTCAGTTGTCTTTTCTTGATAAGCTTGTAAATTACTATTAATTAAACTTAAAATATTAGATAATTGTGCTTTATGTTGATTATGTAAACCAACCGATATATTATCTTGATTCATCATCATACCACCATCTGATGCTAATGATTGAACTGGTAGAGATACATGAGATTTAACTCCTGGATTAGCAGGTCCTTCTTTAAGTTCCCATTTTTGTCCTTCTGGATAATAATCTTGAATTGGTCTAATTGTTAAATAACCAGTATCATATTGTAAAGCTAAATCTAAATTATGTGTTGATTTAATTCTATTATCATCAAATATTAACCATCTTTCTCTTTTATCTTCAGCTCCATATTCATTTTTAGGACCTACTACTAGATTTTGTCCAGATGCATCTAGTTTTAGTATATCATTTTGATGCTCTCCTTCTCTAAATGGTTTATTGTAAATTATCATTGCTTTACCATCAGTTGTTAAATTATCCTCTACAATTTCTACATTATAAGTAGCACCTGAATATTTAGATAAAATATGATGTTTACCTACTTTATCTCCAAAATTTATAACACATTGATTTGGGGATAGTATAGATGGTCGTGTAGCAATAGGTTGAGTAGTAGTTGTAGATGCGGTTGTAGTGGTAGTATCAGTATTTGCTGTTGTAGTAGTAGGATCAGTAGTATCTGGTTTGGTAGTAGTTGGTGCTGGTTTTTCTGATGGTTCAATAGTGTATAATATCTTATTAACCACATTTTCCAACAAATTATTAACTAGGTTGCCAAAATCTACTGATTCTCTTTCTTCTGAATTAAGTTTACCAATATCTTCAAAGGTATCAATTTTATTCAAAGTTGACTCTTTTAATACAAATATTAATGTTGCTTTTAATTGAGCATTATTCGTATCATTAGCGTAAGCTTTAAAATGTTTCTCAATTACTCCATTAGTAGCATTAAATAAATGTTTAAATACTTTTAATAATTTTACATGATTTTGAATATATTTAATATTATCACTGACAAATTCTGGTTTATTAAAACTTATAATTTTTTTAATTTCAGTTTCAATCCTATTTAGATTTGCAGTCCCAATATTAGAATCAAGTTGCATTTGTTTAAGGTTATGTAATACAGTATCATATAAATTATTAAAAACTGTTGTTAATTCAGAACCATTAGTATTAGATGTATGATTCATAATACCCAATAAATGATTCATATATTTGAATTCATTCACTAAACTATCATACTTTAATTTATCGGTATAAAGAGTGACTAAACTGTTTATTATATCTTTTTTATTACTATATCTCTTTGAAGTAATACTATCATTAACTGTATCAATTGTTATTTCGACATCACCATCTGAAAGTTCACCGTTTAATACAACATTTTCTGTATTATTATCAATTTTATCATAAACATTTGTAAAAAAATTTGCTCTTTCAATAGTATATTCAATAATTGTCTTTTTATCTTCAGGAGTATATTCATCATCAGCAGATTTTTCTACACCTTTAAATATAACATTTAAATTATCGTCATATTCAGAATTAGTCTCATTATTAAAATCGAACATAGTTTTACCATTATGTATGTCTGTTTTGTAAGTATTTATTAGATCTTTTATTTCATCAATTAATTTCTTATCATTATCATATTCCTCAGGTTTTAAGTCACCATTAGCATCTGTGTATGTTTCTTTTTTATACTTATATTCTAATATTTTAAATAAAATATCTGTATAAAATTTTTCTTTTAAAATAAAAGGTTTAATTTTAATATCAACAGAGTTATTAGTTATATTTTTACCATCTTTATCCTTAAGTTGTATATTTTTACTTAATATATTTTGTAAATATTGATTAGTAACATCTTTTTCAATAGTATTTATACTAGTTTGAACTAATTCATCCGTAGCATCAGTATAATTTTCTTTTAAAGGTGAAAATAATGATAATATATTAGAATTATTTAATAAACATAATATTATTACTAAAACTAATAAACATATTCCTATGATCATAATATTTTTATTTGTAAGTTTAACCATTATGTTATATCTTTTATATAAATTAAACATAAAAAAATAACATATTTAATTGTTATTATTATTATTAAAAAAATATGAAAAATTAAGTAATTATAAAATATGAAACATTAAAATAAATTAAGTAATTATAAGATATGAAAAAATAAAATAAATTAAATAATTCTAAAATATTTTTTATGAAATTTAAAAAGTTTTGATTATAATTATGCTACATTAATATTTACATTATCTGAAGTAATAGTATTTAAAAAACCAGATACTTGATTTGCTAATGAATTAGTAGAGCTAACTTGTTCTTGCTGACTAGTAGTTTTAAATATTTGCTGTAAAGATTTTAAATCATTATTATTAATTGTATTATTTGAATTAACATTTGTTATGTCTTTATTATTAGATGGGGATGGTTTGTCTTCTTCAAATGCTCCATCAGCAGAAACAACGGCACAACTACTATAAACTTTAATTGGTTTATATCTTTGGATATCATCCTGCATATTTTTTTCTTCTAATAATCTTCTACTTTTTTCAATCTGTTCTTGTAAATGAGTAATTTGGAAATTCTGCATTTTTTGAGCAGTTTCTAAATTCAATCTATCACTAGTATTACCTACATTATCTATACTACTTTGCTTAGCATTAACTTCTGCTAATCTATCATTTAAACCTTGAACTTCATTTATTAATTGATCTATTTTTGTTAAATGTTCTTTTCTTTCAGTTTCATTTAATGTATCTGAAACTCTAGCAACTTTTTTGGGTTCTTTATTATTTACAAAATCAAGCAGTTTATCTGTTACATCTTGAGTATTGAAACCTTCTACATTATTATTTAATGACTCCTCATTATATACTAGTTCTGAATCATTTT